TTCCAGGCCGGCGACACCCGCCCGTCCTTGTGGTTCTCGGCGACGGTCACCGCCCCCCACACGCCGAAGGGCTCGTTCGTGACCTGCTCGGTCGTGCCGCCCGGCGTGATGAGCCAGCCTCGGGCTACGCCCTCCCGCTTCGACTTCACGAACGCCCAGGTCCAGCCCTCGAGCCGGCCGGTGCGCACCTGGCCGTCCCGAGACTCCTCGACGCGCTGCCCGTCCGAGACGATGTCGAAGTGCAGGCCGGGCGCGCTGCCCCAGACGACGCGCAGCGCCCCCGCGGCGCCCTTCCGGGTGCGCTTGCCGGACTGCGGCCCCCGCGAGCTGGGGACGAAGGCGGCGACGGCGGCGGACGTCGTGAAGAGCTTGTTCTTGCGCTTCTGCCGGGGGAGCCGGCCCGTCTGCATCGCCTTCCGCACGGCACCCTCCGAGATCCCCAGACGGGCGGCGGCATCGGCGACGGACAGGTCGAAGCCCTGCGCGGGCTCCGTGACCACCCGGTCGTGCACCCGCTTCGTCCAGACGAGGTCGTGGATCGCGTGGTACGCCGGGCGCGCGTGCACGGCGGCGGTGATGAAGCCCCGGCCCGGGATGGGGGACGGCTCCAGAATGGGGTTCTCGTCGCTCCAGGCGAGGTCGACCACGTCCCCGATGTTCTTCGACGGGTCGTCGCAGAGGTCCCGGACGCGCTGGTAGAACGCGAGCTCGTCGTCCGTCAGCGAGAGCGTCAGCCGCTCGCCGGCGGCGGTGGTGTGGGTCAGAGTGTGCACGAGGCCTCCATGGGCTCAGGCGGCGGAGAAGAGAGGGAGCTGACCGGCAGGGCGGGCAGTGCCTGTGGAAGGCGTCAGCGCGGCCAGGGCGGCCGCGGTGAGCGTCTCCAAGGTGTGGCGATGGGCGATGGTGTGCCGGACCCAGGAAGGGTGACCGTCGCCGTCCAAGCGGACCAGCGGGGTGCCGTTCGGCCGGGTGAGCACCCACCCATCCCCGTCGGGGCAGACGCACAGCGCTCGCCCGTCGAGGTCGAAGACGCGCTCGTGGTCCGCGTGACGCCGGCACCAGGCGCGAGCCTCCGCAATGAGGGGCGGCACCGCCTCCAGGGCGTCGCTCAGGCTGGCGAAGGCCTCGCGACGGGCCCGCTGCCGGCGGGAGAGCGTCGGCGCGCTGGCGTGCACGGTCACGGCGACCGCGTCGCCCTTGTCGTGCTTGCGGACGACCTCGAGGTAGACGCCGTCGGTCAGGTGCGGCCGCGCTGCGTTGGGCATCGGCTCCGAGAAGACTGCGAGCTCCCGCCCGCCGTGCATGAGCTCGGTGGGGGCGCGCCGGCGGTCGGTGTTCGGCCCGCCGATGAGGCCGTCCGCCCCCGGGGCGAGGATGACAAGGCGCCCGGGCGCGCTGAACGCCGCGTACCGCGTCGGGTACTGGTCGGTGGTGTTGGTCTGGATCATGGTGTGCTCCGCGTGGCGACCGGCAGGGTGGGGCCCGCCCCCGGAGGGGCGAGCCCGCTGGCTCACAGCACTTCGAAGTGGCCGAGGTAGCGGACGCCGATGGCTTCCTGACGGAAGGCCTCCCGGGCGAACGCGACCACCGCCGCCAGCTTCTCCGAGTTGGCGAGCAGGCCGCCGACCGCGATCTCGTAGACGATGAGCTCGTCCGCGTAGACCACGCCGTTGTCCTGCCAGCCGCCCGACACGCGGCCGGGGAGCTCGGAGAAGCCGCCGAAGTACCGCAGAACCTCAGCCTCGAAGGCCTTGAACTCGGGGGCGGTGAAGACCGCGCCGTCGTTGTCGGCCACCGGGATGAGGACCTGAACGGTCACCATGGTGTGCTCCTTGTGGAGTGTGCCCGGTGCCCCCGGGCGGGTTCCGGCGAGTTCCCCGCCGGACACAAGTGTCTTAATGGGGTCAGATAGTATCGCCAACACTTTTATTGTGTCTGCGGCACTTTTCTTCCTGCCCAGATCTGACCGCGGGCATCGTGTGACCGGACCCTGCGCCGGCCGACGCCTACGGTCGCCGGATGACCGACCTCGCCGCCGCCTGCGCTCGCCTCCGTGCCGCCCTCGACCTGCCCCCGGGCGCCGCCCGCATGTGCCGCGGGGACCTGGCCGCCGTGCTCCGTGCCGCCGAGGGGGCCGCGCGGCTCAAGTCCTACGCCGTGCACGCCGCCGACTGCGAGCACCATCGGCCGCGGCCGTACGGGGTGCTCACGGTGCCGGGGCGGTGCACGTGCGGGCTGCAGGACGTGGTCGAGGGGCGGTTCCCGGGAGAGGCCGGGGATGGGGAGTGGGCCTCTACTCGGGTCGGGTGATGCGTCGGGGCGACCCTATGCTCTGCGCCTGCTCCTCCGTTGACGTCCACCAGCACCCTGCGACCGTGCACGCCTCGACCAGCCGGGCCTCGACCCGGTAGGGTCGGGCGATGGCCTCGCCTCCGCAGCGCGGGCAGCGGGTGCGGATGATGGGAAGCGGTCGAGGAGGTGATGGCACTGTGAAGCCCTTGCTGGTGTCGGCCTGGGCGTGCATCCTCGCACGCAGTGCGCGCACCAACCCCCACGAGAGGCCGCGATGGCTGACTCAGCCTGCACGTGCCCGACCCCGGACATGCCTCCTGCTCTCGCGGGTGGGCTGCCGTCCTGCGACTCGATGAGCCGGTGCCGGCGATGCGACGGCGAGGGCGAGCCAGTCCGGCACCTACCCCTGGCGCCCATGCTCCCCATCGCGGAGATGCTTCGGACGCGGTCGCACCCTCCGATCTGCACGATGTGTGGTCGGTCATGGAAGGACCTGGTGCACGCGGTCGAGTAGAGGCCGCCCGACCACCGCCCAGGTTGGACCCGTCTCCCCGACTACCTTACGTTGCCCTCCTACACGGGGGTTTCGCATGCCAGTCCGCGTCCGCTGGGAGAAGTTTCGCCGGGACCACTGCGCTCCCGACTTCCCCCCGGCGCTGGAGCTGTGGACCGCCCACGGCCCGGACCTGGCGGGCATGCGGGTGAACGACATCCGCGAGCGCTACGGCTGCTCCTTCGGCGTCGCCCGGTTCCTTCGGCACGTCGTCGGGGTGCTGAAGCTGGAGACGCCGCCCGAGCACTGGCCGCGGGGCTACGCTGACCCCGGGCCCTACTGCGACGACCCGGTGGCCCTGCGCGCGTCCGTCGCGCCCCCTGCGCCCGCCCCCTCGGCGGCCGCCAGCGCACCCGCGGTCGTCGTCGAGGACGTCCGCGAAGCCGACTACGACTTCGACGAGGACGCCGACGTCTACCGGGTGGAGGTCAACGGCCGGCGCGGGGGCACGCACCGGGTGAGCCTGCCCGGCGACGTCGTCCGCTCGCTGCGCGCCGACTACTCGACCATGGTGGGCCGGGGAGCGACGCAGGCCGAGCTCGCTCGGAAGTACGAGATCCCTCGCCCGCTGCTCCCGTCCGTCCTCCGGAAGCTGGCGATCACGCACGCCGACGACCCGTTCACCGACGAGCAGATCGAGGCGGCCGAGAGCGCGGACGACCTCGTCGAGGACGCGCTGCACCTCCGGCGCGCGAAGGTGGGCCGGAAGGTCGAGCGGGCCGTCCAGCGCCAGATGGAGAAGGACGCCGAGAAGTGGGCCGACCTCGAGCAGAGCATCCGGACGGCGACGCGGGCCGCGGTGTCCGACCTCGTCGGGGGCGAGGTGACGGTGCCGCGGACGCCGATGCGGGCCGCCCACGAGCCCTACGCCGCCGTCATCGGCCTGAGCGACTGGCACTACAACATGCGGGCCGGGGCCGAGAGCCGCACGCCCTACGACTGCGACACCGCGGTGGCCTGCCTGGACCGCTCGCTCGCTCGCATCATCGCGGAGTTGGAGATGCGCGGCCGGCCTGAGCGCATCATCCTGCACCTGGCGGGCGACAACGAGCACACCGAGCTCCACGCGCGGGCGACCTCGAAGGGCACGCCGCAGGTCTGCGAGAAGGACCCGCGCATCGCTCACGAGGAGGCCATCCGCCTGCTCTGGGTGCGCCTCATCTTGCCGCTGGGGGGCCTGGCGCCCGTCGACGCCTACCTCACCCCCGGGAACCACGGGGAGGGCGCTGAGGCTGCCACGGGGGCCGCGCTGCGCATCCTCGCCGAGCAGACGGACGGACGGGTGTCGGTGACCTGGGCCGTGAAACGCCGGCTCTACGCGTCGTACGGGGCCTGCGGCTTCCAGTTCGACCACGGTCACCGGATGAAGCCCACGAAGCTGCGTGAGCTCTTCGCCCAGGAAGAGGCCGAGCTGTGGGGGCGGAGCCGCCTGCGCCGCTGCTACCAGGGCCACCTCCACCACGACCACACGAAGGACACGGGCGGGGCCATCTGGGTGCTCTGGCCGTCGCTGTCGGGGTCGTGCGGGTGGGCCGAGGGCGCCGGGCACACGGGCGCCGAGAGGCGGATGGACTGCCACCTGTTCTCGCCCGAGGGGTACGAGATCGCGCGGGTGCTTGGGCACGCGGAGTGGGAGGGGCGGCGGGCGGCGTAGGGAAGCCATCTGGTTTGTGTCCGACCGCAGAGTTTCAGGCGCACATCGTTGCGTGCAAGATCCGCACCGAGTAGTGTGACCTTGACTGCAGCGGGACGGAGTCTCGTACTCCCCCTCCAGCACCCCTTATCGAGGGCCCAGGAGCACCTGGGGCGTCCCGCTGCGGTTAGCCCTTCTCCACCCGTGTCGAGGACTTGGGCATCACGGCGAGCCCGTGGCCGAACGGCCGCCCGTATCCGTCGGATTTGACCCGCGGAAGCAGGTATTTCAGCGCCCAGTAGATGTCTGTATCCTCACGCCACGCGCCGCCGAACTTAGTCCACTGGTGGTAGGCGGCGAACGCGAACAGGTCCGCCACCTGTAACCGGGTGTCCGAGTGGCTCTCTGCACCCCGGATCGACCGCAGACGGTCGAATGGTCCCAGGTGTCGCTGGAGCGATGAACCGGCTCCCCGCATGAGGTCGAAGTGGGCCTTCATGTTGTCTTGCCACACCCTTCCGGCTGGCGTTTTCCCGTCGTGCGCGTCGAAGACGATGTCCACGACACCGCCATCATGGTGTCGGGTTCCCATGAGGTCGACCTGCAGCCGTTGGCAGAGGATCTCGAACGCGATCGTGCAGGGATACCAGGCCTTGTCGCCGTACTGTCGCTTCATCGCGACCTTGTCGACGATGGCTGCCCGGAACTCAATGTCTGAGCGGGCGAGCAGCTCGTAGACCTTCACAGCAAGTCCGTGCAGGGCTTCGGCAGTGATCCCATAGGGCTTCAGGTACCGGCGCTCCCTCTCCCTCTGGATGCGGAACCAATTCGCCTTGAGCTCGGGTGGCTCCGCGCCAAACACCGCCCGCTTCTCACGGTCAACGGCGTGCAGGACCTCGCCCGCGACCTCCTGAGTGGCCATAAAGCCACCCCAAACGAAGAACTGGCTCACGCCACGCCGTCGCGAATACTGCTGGTTTCCACTGGCGTACGACCTCGTCCCTGAGTCGTCGATGTAGAGCAAGTACTCGGTGGGCATTGAAAGGCTCGTTCTCGGTACTACGCTGCAGCGTCAAGAGTTTCACGCTGTGCACTTGGCGAATCACCGCTGCAGGTTGACATGGGAACCGCATTGGCCCTTGACGACGTGCCAGTGGAGCACCAGCGTACGGCGCTGGAGCAAACCCTGCAACGGTGCCAGCTGAAGGGGGCAGGCGAAGTCGCGTGTTGTGAGGCGCGCACCCGCGCGCGGCGCCCCCTACCGACTGGTGCGTGCCGGCCGCCCCGCCGCCTCCGTCGCCTCATCCGCGTCCACCCCCCGTGCCCCCTCCACCGCCCGCTCGCACGCCCGCTGCACCACGACCCGCACCTGTAGCAGCGCCGCCAGCATCAGCAGGTCGGCCAGCAGCTCCGGGGCGATGGTGACGGGCATCAGACCCCTCCCATGCGGGCGATGACCGCGGTGAACTGCTCCTCGATGCGCTCGTTCACGGCTCGGAGCGTGGCCATCTCCTGCCGCAGGGCGGCCTTGTCCGCCTCGAGCTCCCGGACGCGGTCGCGCAGAGCGGTGTCGTCCTCGCGCAGCCCCAGGGCGGCGGCGTGGCGGTCGGTCTGCGCCTGGAGCGCGCGGATCGGCGCGGCCTCGTACTCAACCTCGCGCCGCCGCTTCTCCCGCAGGCCGTACCAGCCGCCGAGGACGGCGACGACGAGCGCGAGCGCGGACCCGACGCCCATGAACCAGTCCAGCGCGGCCTCGTGGGGGCCTGCGGTCTGCGCCCACGCCGGGCCCGCCAGCAGCGCGACGCACGCGGCCAGCAGCAGGAGCGCCCAGCCGCGCCACGACGGGGGCAGGGCAGGGGACATCGTCAGGCTCATCGACACGTGCACCCCCAGAGGACCGAGCGCAGCGCGGCCCGCGGCGCCCCGGGGAGGGCCCGCAGCCAGGCGCGGAGGTTGGGGCGGCGGCGGGTCACGGGGTGTCGCCGGCGGGGCAGCTCTCGCCCGTGCAGATGACCACGGAGGGCTCGGCCGCGAGGGCGGCGTCGAGCGCCGTGCCGCGCTGCGTGCAGCCGTAGGCGGCGGAGCCCTCTCCCTTGCCCTGGCTCCCGGCGATGCAGCCCAGGTAGCCAGCGAGGGCGCCCACGGACCGGGGGGAGAGCACCTCGACGGCTGCGGCCACGGCGATGGGGGCGGGCTCGCTCGTGGCGACCGCCTGGCGCGTCTCCGCGTCGGTGGTCTCCTCGGCCGTGGCGGCGACGACGGCGCCGGTCGCGGCCTCGCCGGTGGCTTCGACGACGTCGGCGGACGCCTTCACGGCCTCGACTGGGGCCATGGCCACGGCCTCAGCGCGCCGGTCGGCACGGCGGTGGAGCTGGTCCGCGCCGAGGGCCCCGAGGAGGGCGGACGCGGCGACGATGGCGAGGGTCGTCCCGATGGGCATGCGGGCCTCCATGGTCAATCCGGCAGCCCGGGCGCGATGGCCCCGGGCCCCGGCGGGGTGTTGCGGCCCATCGGCCAGTGGCGGACGGTAGAGCCGCCCAGGATCAGCCCACCGAGGACGCAGATCGCGGCCACGCCGGCCTGCACGGCGCCCGCCACGAAGGGCGAGACGGCGATGCCGGGCGTCGCGTCGAGCAGGACGAGCGTGGACAGCTGGGCCGAGCACATGGCCGCGATGAGGACCGCGGCCGCGACGTGCTTGGAGTCGGGGATGCGGCCCAGCATCAGGCCGCCGCCGCTGCGGGCTCGCTCGCCCACGCCACCAGGCCTCCGACGGTGGACCGCGCGATGGCCTCGAGGCCCCGCGAGGTCCAGAGGCCGCGGTGCTGCGGCTGGTCCAGGAAGCCGGGCTCCAGCGTGAGCCCGAAGTGGTTCCGGGGGGCCCAGTACGCCCCGCGCAGGCAGAAGTGCAGGCGTCGCTCGTACGGTTGGCCCTGGGGGCTGGCGACGATGCGCTTCGCCCGGTCGAGCATGGGCAGGCCCGCCTCCCAGGCCGACGCCAGGACCGCAGCCGCGCCTCGACCGAGCCCGCTCCGGTGGTCGAAGGCGATGAGCCCGTCGTCCCCGCCGCCGGCGTTGCAGTGGCAGGCCAGCGTGACGGAGACGCCGTCGGGGTTCTGCTCGTGCCAGGCCCGCACGCGCGCGTTGATGGCGGCGTGCCCCCGGTCGTAGGTGAGCGGGTCGATGTCGTCGCCCCAGCCCACGAACCAGCCGTCCACGGGGAGCCCCTGCGCACCCTGCGCCTCCGCCATGCCCGCGATGAGCGACGCGTAGGCAGCCGCGAGGCGCGCCTCCTGCTCCCAGGTCGCCCGCATGCCGTCGCCGTCGATGTCGGCCCACGCGCCGGGGTCGTAGTCGCCGCGGGAGCGCTGGCCATGCTGGGCGTAGGCGATGATGAGGAGGGGGCGCATGGTCACGCCTCCGCCCGCGCGAGGGCGAGAAGCAGCTCGTCGAGCTCCACGGCCGTCATGTGCCGTGCGAGGACGGGGGAGCGCTCGCCGTCGGCGATGCGCTGCCGAATGTCGGCGAGGACGCGGTCGAGCGTATCGGAAGCCGTCGTGTGCGTGATTCGCGCGACGGGGATGGGCGAGCCCGTGCCCTCGGCGCCCATGCCCCTGGTGATTCGCGGCTTGTGCATCAGCCCTCCAGCTCGCGCATGTCGGCGACGTCGACGATGGCCGACACCGCGCCGCCCCCGCTGTACGCCTGGTGGACGACGTAGGCGTCCGAGAGCCCCGCGGGGTCGGCGCCGATGGCGACCAGCGACGTCCCCTGCTCATCCACGAGGACGGACGCGCCGGGCGTCGGGATGGCAGTCGGGATGCCGGTTCCGAGCGTCACGTAGGCGTCGCAGATCCGCCCGCGCTTGACCACGAACGTGACGACGTAGTCGGTGACCACCGCAGCATCCGACCGGATGGCCGAGCCGATGAAGAACGACCCGCCCTCGAGGCGCATCGCCCGGAAGTGGTACTGCCCGCCGCTCCGGTACTGCTGGACGCCGAAGGCGAGCGCCGCCGTGCGCTGGTTGCTGCCGGAGCTGAGCCAGATGCCGACCGTGTCGTCGTTGCTCGTGCCGATGGCCGCCGAGCGCACCCGCACCGACACCATGCAGTCCTTCTTGAGCGCCGAGAAGTCCTGCCCGTACGTCGCGGCGTCCAGCTTGAGGTAGGACGTGGCCTCCGTGCCGCTGGCGCTGTTGCTGAGCTCGACGCCGGCGTTGGCCGTGCTGGCGACACACGAGCCCGTGGACGTGCCCACGGTGTCCGCATAGCCACCAACCACGCGCGTCGCGTCGTCCGCCGAGTTGCGGATGTTCGTATCCCCGGCGCCCAGGGTGAGCGTGACGTCGGTGATGTCGCCGTCGCTCAGGTCGATGTCGGCCAGGGATGTCCACGAGGACCCACCACCGCCCCCACCGCCCCCACCGCCCCCTGCGGCCGCGCTGGCCATGCTCGTCATTCCGCTGAGCACTGTTTCACCTCGCGTTTCAAGTGTAACGCCAGTGAAACATGGCGTCACCGCCGCAGGAACACCAGGCCGACCTCCACGCTGCGCTCGCCCCAGTCCTGGGCGGAGGGCACAACGAGCGCCCGCGTGCGGCTCAGCTTCGCGCCGTCCGGCCCCGTTGCGATTCCGCTCGTCACCTCGACGATGTCGCCGGGCACGAGCTTCAGGGCCTCGCCTGTGAGCGTGACGATGGCGTCCGCGGGGAACCGCTGCCACCAGGGGGCCAGGCGTCGGCCCGTGTCCTTCCGCTGGTCCCCAGGGTCGTGGAAGATGTGGCCGCCGAGGGCGAGCGTCTTCGAGTAGACCCGGGGCCAGCCGGTCGGCGTGCCCGCGCTCGAGGACGTCGAGATGTCCTCAGGGGCGCCGTCGATGCTGGAGATGAGCCCGGTGTCGAACGCGGACGTCGACACGAGCACGTTGCGGGCGATCTGCGGGCAGTCCGGGTGCCGGTTCCGCTGCGCCCCCACCGCCCGGATGTGCTCGTCGGTGATGTGCATCGCGATGACGCCCGACAGGCCGGAGTCGTAGGGGTCCGCCGCCGCACGCAGCGACAGCTTCCCGTGCCGCATCACGGGCCAGACGCCGATTGCGGCAGCCCACTCCCACAACGGCGCGATGCCGTCCTCCATCTGCTCCATGACCGCCAGCGAGTAGCGGGGGGTGCTCGGCTCCTGCAGGAGCGGGTACCACTGAGCGATGTCGACCTGGTCGATGTCCGAGTCGGGGAACGCCACGCCCCAGTTCGCGGGCAGGACGTCGAAGGCCCCGTTCGTGCCCGCCGAGCTCGACTGCAGGACCCCGCGGATGATGTCGAAGGCGTGCCCGTCGACCCATGAGACGTGCCGGACTGGGTCCGCGGTGCTCAGCGAGTAGTGCGGCGGGGTGAGCTTGGCGGGCCCGGGGAGCTTCGTGCCCGAGAGGTTGGGCGAGGAGATGCCTGTGTAGGTGAGCAGGTAGGGGACCGAGGGCGAAGCGCCGGCTCCCTGGACCATCACGGCGCCCTCGGCGGCCCCGGAGATGAACGAGTACCCGAGGGTGTGCCCGGAGACGCTGGACAGCGCCAGGTTCTGGCCGGAGGTCGTCGGGTTGAACGTGAGCGACGGCGTGGTCACGAACCCCTTCGTCGCCAGCTGGTAGCTGCTGCTCATCGCAACGTTCGCGGCCATGTGGTGGAACCACAGCGACGGCTTGGACTGGCCAGCGTCGGTGAAGCGCGCTGCAGCACCCCAACCGGCGCTCTGCGGCGCCGTCGCGAGGGGCACCACGCTGTCGATCACGACCGCACCGGTGCCGTCCGGGGCCACGATGACGTCCTGCAGCCGGCCCAGCCAGATGCGCTCGGTGGTGCCCCCGGGCCCCGTCGAGGCGAACACCTGCACCCGGTCGCCGAGCTCCCACTCGCCGCGGAAGCTGGAGACATCCGCGCGAGGCACCGTCAGGGCGAACGTCATCGTCCCCGAGCTGGCCTGCCAGTCCCGGAGGCGCAGCCCCATCCCCGACACCTTCGGCGCGCCCGCGAGGTACGCCCGCCCCGGGAGACGGGAGGGGGCCGAGGACAGCGCCACCGCCGACCCGTCGACGACGACCTGGTAGGTCAGCGAGCCGGCCTGGAGGGCCGCGATGAAGGCGCTGGACCAGCTCACGGCGAGTACCCCCAGCCGCGCGGCGTGTAGCCGTCCCGGCCGATGCGGGAGGCCGCCCGGAGGTGGTCTCGGCTGCCCGCGAAGGACTCGGTGAGGGCCCTGCCCCCCACGCCCTCGATGAAGCCCCGGCCCGCGCTGATCGCGTCGTCCACGCTGGACGCCGTGACCCCGTCAGGGGTGCTGCTCGTGCCAGCGAGCACGAGCCCCGAGCCGAGCCCTGCGATGAGCGCCTCTACGTCCGGGACGACCTCGACCAGTGGCAGGTTCAGCGTCCACACGAGGCCCCGCTCGGAGACGTCGAGGTCCCGAGGCTGCGCTTCCGGGGCCAGCCTGAGCACCGGGTAGAAGCCCCAGTGCCGGATGGACGTCAGGCCGGAGTGCTGGAAGCGGATGGCGCGGTCCAGTCCCAGCGTGCCCGCCGTGAAGGACGCCACGGTGGCCTCCTCTCGCATGCGGTCGGGGTTGCTCGAGCTGATGACGAGCCGGTCGTCAGCCGACAGCGTCGCGGCCGCCTCCCAAGACGCCAGAGCGTTGCCCGAGACGCCCACGGAGGACAGCCCGTGCACGAAGGGTGACCCCGGGGTGCAGAGGAACGCCTTCGTGGTGTCCAGCGCGAAGCCGACCGAGCCGCCGCGCAGGAGGTGGTCCACCAGTGTCCGGGCCTCGTCCCGCCATTCGTACAGCGACGCCAGGCGCTCGCTCCGGCGCTCAACGACGAGGCGGACGCGGTCGTAGCCCTGCATCGGGACCAGGTTCACCGCGCCGCCGAGGCTGATGCCGCCCCCGGTCACCTTGTCGCGGACCACCTGCAGGTCGTTCGGCGTCTGCGGCACGTCGATGGTGTGCAGGGCCGCCGTGGCCCGCGGGTACCAGTAGAGGCGGGCCGTCATCGGTGGCTCCCCATCTTCGGGCCGTACCCAGCCCAGTGCGACCAGGGCCCGGTGGCCTGCTTGCTGGTGATGCCGAGCACCACGGCGTCGATGGTCACGGGCCGGATGCGGACGCCGCCCATCATGGTCCCGCCCCCGTCGGCGCCCGCCTGACGCCGCACCCGGGATGCCGAGTCCTGCGACATCGCCCCGTTCACGGGCACGACGAGCTCGCCCTGGTGGAGCATCGCGGGCCCGTCGCGCTGCACGATGCTGGTCCCCGAGCGGAACGAGCGGGTCGTGCGGGCCTCGGCCTTGGTGTTCCGGCGCCGCTCCCGGCGGTCCTGCCGGCGCTCCCGGCCTCGCGTGAAGAGGTCCTTCAGTGCCTCGCCGAGCGCCTTCGCGAACTCGAGCGGCAGCTTGAGCAGCGCAGGGACGATCTCGGTTGCGATGGCGATGCCGAGCTTGGGCGCGACCTCGACGAGGATCTCCGGGAGCGCGTCGATCCCCGCGACGATTGCGTCCACGGTGTCCTCAGCCAGCTCCTCGACGCCGTCCGCGCCCATGTCGCCGACCGCCTTCAGGCCGACGACGCCGGCGGCGACCGGCGCGGCGGCGGCGCCCAGGGCGAACGCCGCACCCTCTGCGCCCGTGGCTCCAGCGCCCTTGCCGGCGAGCTGCAGCGCCTTGCCGAGGCCCGCCTCGATGGCCCCGGAGGCGTCTCCGCCGAGGAGCGACTTCAGCCCATCGGTGCGGATCTTGCCTGCGAGCAGGTCGACCGCCTCCTTGAGCCCCTGCGCGGCCTCCTGCGCGGCGATGGCGGCCTTGGCGGCTTCCTCGTTGGCGGCGTCTGCCTCGGCGGCCTGGATGGCGGCGACCTTGGCGGCCGCGTTGCTCTTCACGGCCTCGCGGGCCTTCCCGATGGCGGCGGTCTCGTCGTCGTCCAGCGTCCCGAAGGCGCCTGCGATCTTGTCGATGAGGGCGAGCTGGTCCTCCATGGCGGCGTTGACGGCGGCGATGCCGTCGAGTTGGGAGGTCTCCGCCTGGCGGGCCATGGTGGCGAGGCGGTCGAGGGCGGCGAGGCGGGCGTTCGCGGCCTGGGACCTCTCCCGTTCTCCCTTCGCGACCGCGGCAGTCTTCCGCTCCTCGGCCTTCTCCGCCTGCGCGGCCTCTTCCTCGATTCGGGCGTATTTGCGCTCAAAGAGCCCCTCGGTCCGAACGGCGATTTCGGCGTCACGAGCGGCCTGCATTCGGGCCAGCGTCTCTTCGGCCTGTGCCAGTTCCACGGTCTTCTCGGCGATGGTCCGCTTCGCAGCCTCTTGTTCGTTCAGGGTGGCGAGCATCGAGAGGCCGACTTTCTCGGCGTCGCTGATCTGCTTCTTCAGCTTTTCGATCAGGAGGAAGGCGTCGCGGATTCCCTCGAAGGTCCGCTCGTCCACACGCTCCACCACCCGCTGAAGGTCAGCGTCCTCGGGGGCCAGATCGCCAGCGAACACGAGATTGTCGCGACGAGCCTCGCGGGTGCTCTTGCGCAGCTCGCGGAAGGCCGCGGCAGCGGCAACCACCTTCTGCCGTGTGCTCGCGATCTGCGCCTCGTTGTCCTTCATCGTCCGGTTCAGCACGTTCACGGACTCGCGCATCTCGTCGACGATGTTGACGGTGACCACCCCGGCTGTCGCGAGGCCCCCGAGCGCCAAGGTCGCTCCGGAGATGAGGCCGGGCGACGCCGACAGGCGGGCACCGAGCTTGGTGAAGGCACTCGTCTCCGCCTCCACCATGTCCACGACCTGCAGCCCCTGCTGCATGAAGATCTGCGTGATGGGCGTGCCTGTCGCGAGCTGGCTGAACACGTCGGGGAGCTGCCGCGCGGTGCTCCGAGCCGCGGAGTTGAGTGCCTTCATGTCCTTCGTGACGTTCTTCACGTGCGAGGACAGGACGCCACGCCCGATGGGTGAGCGTCGCGTACCCTGGGGCCCGAAGCCGCGATCGATGCGCGTCCCGAGGTTCTTCGCGGCCGCCGTCTCGATGGCGAGGTTCTCGCGCACCTGCTGCTTCCTGCGCTCCAGCAGGTCGATCTCCGCCTGGGAGACGAGGTTCTTCTCCCGCATCTTCGCGATCAGGAGGTCGATGGCGCGCAGCTCGGCGACGGCCTGGGCCTGCTCCTTGCCGAGACGGACCCGCTCGTCTGCCTCGCGCTGCCGATCGAGGGTCGCGATGAGCTTCTGGCGCTCTCGCTCCTCGATCTTCGCGGCTGCTGCTGCCGTCTTCGCCGCCTTGGCCTCCTCCTTTGCCCTGGTGCGCGCAGCCACGGCCGCAGCCTTGGCCTCCTCTCTCGCCTTCTTCAGGACCTCCCGCTTCAGCCGCGTCGCCTCCGCCTGCGCCTTGGCGGCGGCGCTCGCCCTCTTCGACGCCGCCGCCAGCTTCTCGCTCTGCTCCGCGGTCACGCCGGCCGTCTTCGCCATCTGCTGGAGCGCCTGAGCGGCGTCCTGCGCCTGTGCTGCCGTCACCTTCGACGCCCGGCCGGTCCCGACCAGGGCGCCCTCGACGCCCTTCGCCTGCCCGTCGAGCTCGCGCAGCGCCGCGACCACGGCGTGCACGTTGGCCGCGGTGGTCGCCAGGCCCTTGGAGAGCTGGTCGTCGAGCTTCAGGACGTACTTCACGGTGGCCATGTCAGGCCCTCCCGATGTGGTTGGAGATCTGGCTGTCGCGCTCCCACGCCCACGCCCGCGACCACGCGACCCGCGCGATCAGGCGGGCCGGCTTGTCGAGGGCCTCGTACTGCTCGTCGTCGACAACGAACGGGGGCGTGCCGTCCGCCGACATCGCCGCCAGCGCCTGAGACGACTGCGTCCACGGCTCGAGGAACCCCCCGGCGGCCACGAGGTAGCGGGCGGCCACCTCGTGCACGGCGACCAGGTCCTGCACGACCCACAGGCCGGCGTACTCGGTCGCTGCCTCGTCGCTGCCCTCGGGGTCGGTGGTGAGGTGGCACCGCTCCCAACGCCCGTCCGCCCATCGGTGCGTCACGGCAGAGGCCGCGTCCTCGGTCATCGCCATCAGGTCCGGCTCCGAGAGCTCCAGTGTCATCGGGTCGGCCCCGCGCAGGAGGTAGGTCGACAGCGCTGCCGCCAGCCCGCGGCCCTGCGCCGTCTCTCCTCGGAGCGTGCTGAGCGTGTGCGGGCGCACCGCGAGCCAGCCGAGGGCCGTAGGGACAGCCTCGCAGCCTGCGGGGGGGGAGTGGGCGTCGTCGCCGATGGCAGCCAGCCGGTTGGCATGCCGAGCGTGCAGCGCCGTGAGCAGGGCGCCCACCGCTGCGGACAGGTGCCCATCGGTGAGCAGTCGCGCGGGGAGGAAGGGCCGGGGCTGCTCGGTCGCCACGAGGATGTCGACGGGCGTGAGGCGGCATCTCACAGCCTCGCCGCCGCTCTCCTCGGCCCGGATGCCCACCACGAGGTCCCGGACCACCGCGCGCCACGTCTTCATGTCCAGCGCGCCGGCGTCGCCGTCCTGGGCGGCCTGCACGCTGGCGGCGATGAGCTCACGCAGCCGGTACTCGTCGGACGGCTCCAGCCCGCGCACGCAGAGGTCCCAGGCCCCCGGGATCCAGGCCGAAGCCAGGTCCCGGCGACCGTCGTACCAGGGCGCGACGGGGTCGTGAGTCACGGGGCTCACGCGGCGGTGTTGTGGGTGACCACCGCGTTGGCCTGGCTGTTCACCACGACCATCTTCGCGCCGAAGGACCCCCCGCCCGTGGCCTCGAAGCGGCACTTCACCGTCTTCGGGCCCATGCTGGACGAGTCCTCGTCGTAGGACGCGACCTCGGCGTTCTCGAGCGTGAGCGTGACGGTGTCGGAGCCGACCGTGAAGACGATGGACGCGTCGCTCTGCGTGTCGCCGCGGGCCGCCGTCATCAGGTGGTAGTCCGACATCAGCATCTCCACCTCGACGTACGCCTTGGTGTTGCCGCCGATGTAGGTCTCCGCGATGCCGACCTGCGAGACGTACTGGACGTCGGAGCCGATGCCGGTCCGCTCGAGCACGAACTGGAACGCCGTGAGCTCGTAGGTGTTCGAGTTCCACGACATCGCCGCGGAGTGCTTCGAGAGCAGCGTGAGCAGCTTCGTGGGGGCCGGCGTCGCCCGGGTCTGCGTCGCGGCGGACGTCCCCAGCGTGTCGATGTTGCCGACCAGGCTCAGCGTCTGCTTGACCTGGCCGCCGGGGGAGGCCTCCAGGACGTACTTGCTCACCAGCAGCTGGCCGTACTCGTCCTCGTAGGTGGTGCCCGCGGTGTCCTCGCTCACGCGAGCCGCGCCGAGCGTCGCCGGGTTGTCGATGTCGAGGGTGTAGGTGTGCGTATACGGGCCCGAGCCCGAGGTCGCGACCGCGCCCCAGGCCGCCCGCAGCAGCATCCCGCAGTTGTCCACGTCGAAGATGAAGTCCAGGTCGCCCTCGACGTGCTCCTTGGCGACGTAGCGGACGCTGCTCAGGCCGTCATCGGTGAGGCCCATGTCGTCCAGCTCCACCTTCTCGATGACGGGCTTGAGTCCGTCCGAGAGGGGCTGGAACCACGCCAGGGCGTCGCCCGTGGTGATGCCGTCGTTGGGGGTGGCCTCGGCGGCGAACCCGTACTGGGTGTTGCCGCCGCGGATCTTGGCGTTGCCGGGGTAGCTGGCCATGGTCGGCTCCTACGAGATGGACGGCTCGACGGCCGTTAGGTGGACCCAGCGCTGAAGCGTCCGGGATTCGTTGGTGGTGATCTCGACCTTGAGGCGGTTCGAGGCCGCCCCGTTCGGCTCGATGGGCAGGTACAGGGCGAGCGCCGACGCATCGCCGGCCGCCCCCGCGACGCAGCGCGCGTCCTCGGCCGTGAACCACCCGGTCTGGCTCACTCCGGCGTCGTTGAGGACGTCCCAGGTGAACCAAGAGGGGGCCTCACTCTCGTCCTTGCCGTTGACGGAGTGCCCCGGGCTGTTCTGCATGAACACGGCGCCCATCGTGAGCAGGACGACGTGCGTGGCGTCCTGCAGGATGGTGAGCTTGTCCGAGGGGCGCCAGGTGCCGTCGTCGTCGCGCAGCAGGTCGCCCGTGAGCGGCTCGAAGCCCTGCTTGGGGAACTCCATCGCTGGCGGGCAGTACCCGGTCTTCGCGGTGCCCGTGGGGCTGCCTGCGTTGTCGCCCCCGCCGTCGCCCGCCCCCGCCTTGGTCAGGTACATGTAGACGATGTGGATGTCGCTCGTGTCCGAGCCCGTGGGCGTCGTGTACTCGACCCGGAGCGTGGCCAGCCGGTTGGCGTGGTCCCAGTTGCTCCGGTCCCATTCGAGCTCGTTGCCGTCGGCGTCGCTGAAGTAGGCGTAGTACCCGCTGCTGTCGATGTGGTCCCAGAACAGGGCGAAGGCGCCCGGCATGTTCACCGAGGCGAGGATGGCCGTGCCAGCCGCCACAGCCGCCGGGATGACGATGGGGACCCGGATGGCCCACGTGGTCGCGTCGAAGCCCCAGGCCATGTCAGCCCCCCGGCGGGCGCATGAACTCGGCGGTGACCATGAGGTCGATGCCGAGCTGCCCGTCGTTGCTCAGGTGGTGGGAGTCGGCCACGCGCGAGATGAGGTGCACGTACCCGTCGAAGGTCGAGCCGGTGATGGCCTGGCGGAGCTGGTCGATGATGGCGTCCGCGGCCCCGTCGTCGGCGGCGTCAGTCACCGGCAGCATGAGCCGAATGTGGACCGTCTCGCGCGCCTGGTACCACAGGTCCTGCGCCCCCGTGTTTCCGCTGAGGATGGTGACCCTCACGTCGGTCTCGCCCGATGGCACGGAGTTCCGGACCGGCCCGGACGCCACCTTGCCAGTCAGCGCGAGCGGAGACCCGACGAGCGTGCTCTCGGTCAGCGTCAGGCCGTCGAGCAGCGAGATGAAGGCCGCCCGCCGGTTGGCGCGCTCCAGGCTCACAGGACCTCCACGATGGCCGCGAGCTCGCGCTTGGCCTCGCTCTTCGCCACCTCGTTGAAGGCGTCGCGGGCGTAGTGGGTAGGCTGCAGGCGGATCTCAGGGACCAGCACGAAGAGCAGCTGGCCGCCGTAGATGACGAAGAAGCCACCGCCCTGCCTCGGGATCCACTGCACCTCGCCCTCGGGGAGGTCGCGCGGCGACTGCGGGCCGGCCGACCCGCGGCCGATGGGCATGGGGATGGCCAGGTACTTGGCCCGCCGTGGCCGGATGACGCCGCCGGGGAGATACCCGGAGCCCTCGTCCTGGACCTTGGCGTAGGCCCCCGCCGGGCTGTTCTCGCCGACCGTCAGCCAGACCTCGATGACGGACCCGCTGCGCTTGATCTCGGCGTCCACCGAGTCCAGCAGCGTCCCCGAGCGACGCGTGAGCCGCTGCAGGATGTTCACGACGGTCGCCTGCGCCATGCTCTCCGCGAGCACGGCCGCCACCGCGTCCACACGGTCGGACACCCGGTCCTCGACGTGGGTGAACAGGGCATCGAACTGCGCTGGCGTGAGGACGCCCACTACAGCCGCCAGGGCATGCGGCAGGCGTCGATGAGCTCGACGATGTCCGGGGGGAGGTCCTCGACGGTGAAGGAGCGGCTGGGCGTGCCCTGCACGCTCTCGGACTTCTCGCCGCGCGTCTCCCAGCGGCGGTCGAACCAGTCGAGGGCGGCCCCGAAGGCGTGCTTGAACCGGTTCGGCACCACGGCGTACCCGCCGACGCCCACCAGCTGGACCTCGCAGCCCTCCGCGAAGCTGTACGCGGGCCGGAGCTTCACCTTCACCTGGGAGGGGTTGCGGGTGTTCCGGTCGTCGTACTCGTCGCTGTCGTGCAGCTCGGTCGACGTGAACTCGCCGTCGGTCGAGCTGTGGAGCGTGGTGGTGGTCCAGCCGACCATGGGGGGGATGACGGAGCCGCCGCCGCCGCGCGTCAGGCGCATGTCGAAGTCGTCGTCGCCGTACACCACGGTGTAGGTCGCCTGGTCCAGCGTGAGCGTCCCGGCGTCGTTCTCCGGGACGCCGATGCGCTCGAGGAACACCTCCTCCCACGCCGCCATCCACGCCGTCAGGCGGGTGTCCTGCGTGTCCCCTGGCGCCTTGCGGTACTGGGCCTTCCAGTCACTGAGATCGAGCAGAGCCATGGCCTACTCCTGCCGCGCGTAGGGGACGGTCGAGGACGCCGGGGTGACGACGATGGTGCCGGTGGTGAGGAGCTGGGAGCCAGGGTCCTTGCCCCACACGCGCGTCCACGTGTCCGGGTCGTAGGGGACGTCGGAGCCGTCGACGTGCTTGAACACGCCACCCACCGCGTCCCGGTAGTGCAGCGATGCCGCCTTGCCGTTGGGCGTCAGCGTGTGGGAGGTGCCCGCGCTGCCCGTCTTCGTGTCGTTGGCGACGGGGGAGCTGGTGAAGTCGATGGCAGCCACTGGCCGCTCCTACGCAGAGGGGGCGGGCCCCCGGGGATGAGGACCCGCCCCCGGAAGCCGCGAAGGCGAGGAATCAGAGGACGGCGCGGAGCCCGACCAGCACCTGGGCGTTGAACGCCGGGCCGGTGCCCTGCTTGTCCACGTCCAGGTGGAGGTAGTCGCCGGCCGTGACGATGGTGCCGACCGCCGCGGACATGTCCTCGGGCGTGAGCGCCGTCAGGGTGCCGTCCCCGGCGGAGTCCGTGTCGCGCGACGCGATGACAGCCGTGCCGTGGAGCAGGTCGATCTCGACGTAGTTGGAGGCGTGGCCGGTGATGCCATCCCAGTCGACGAGGCCGACCTTCTCGATGATGAACTTCTGGCCGGTGGCGCCAGGGATGAGCTTGCGGGCGTCGGCCTCGACGTTGGTGCCGGCCGCCTCGAGGTAGATGATCTTCTGCATGGTGGTCTCTCCCGAGAGGGGAGACCGGCGACCCTGCGGCCACCGGTCAGGGGGTGGCTCAGACGTCGAAGTCGAGGTTGTAGCCGAGGGCGTGGGCCTTCTTCGCCGCGGGGAGCGGGTTCCAGGCCTGGCGGTTGCTCAGCATCGAGGCGACGACGCGCTCGGTGCCCGGGATGCGCTCGACGCGGAAGCGGCCGTCGCCGGCGCCCCGGAGGTCGTAGACCGAGGGCAGGTAGCTGGCACCGATGACGTCGAGCGAGGCCCCCGAGGTCGGCACGCCCGCGGCGCTGTAGTTGGTGCCCCACAGGGACGAGGCGTACACCGGGGTGCCGTCGATGAGCGTGCCGCGGAAGAACGGGTTGGCCGCGCGCTCCTCCGGCGTCGCCGGGCGGAACAGGGGAGCCGAGAAGGTCCCGATGGCGTCGACGACGAGCAGCGCGTCCGCGATGCGGTTGCTGCAGAACATCGCCAGCCCCATCCCGCCGTCCTGGTACTGGGCGTCGAGCTGGTTCTTGATGTAGTTCCAGCCGATGAGGAAGTTCTGGCGGCTGTCGTTGATGTCGCCCGCGGCCGACAGGCTCGTGCCCGCGATGACGTCCACCCGGGTCGAGCGGTCCACCGCCCATGCCAGGATGCCGTCCGCGATGAGCATCGGGTCGGTGGGCTGTCCCGAGAAGTTGGAGTCGCGCCCGTCGGCGACGATCTGCTGGAGCCCGGCCGCGGCGAACGTGTGCGCCGAGGCGACACTCTCCTCCTGGCCGAAGAACGCGCGGAGGTCGAGGTCCACGAAGTAGGACTTCTCGGCGGCGGTCCGGGCCGCGCTCACCATGTCGATGGCGGACCGGGGGTCGTCGAGGTCCACCTCGTCGAGGCTCGCAGCCCAGGCGGCGCGCTGGCCGTTGGCCTCGACCAGGTCGGTGTCGAACTGCGTGGACGGGTACTCGGAGCCCGTGGTGCTCAGCTGGCGGCCGATCTTGCCGAAGCCGCCGAGGCTGGTGATGACCCGCAGCTTCGTCTTCGCGGTGGCGTGCCGGGAGGCCTCGCCGCCGATCGGGGTCGCGATGCGGGGGTACAGCCCCGCCAGGTCCGCCGTCACGTCCAGGGCGCCGGGGAGGATCTGGTCGCCCACCCAGTTGTACCCCGGGTTGCCGGAGGTCTGGGCGGTGCTGTGGCCCGTCGCGAAGGCACCGTCTCGGAATCCGGAGGCGCGGCCCATGAAGCGGCCGGAGACCTGCTCCGAGAGCTTGAGCAGCGCCGGGCGGACCGCGGCGGGGGCGGCCTTGGCGGCCAGGGCGAGCTCGCCCAGGTACTGGCCCGAGCCGGCGGTGACGCCGAGCTTGGCGAGGACGTTGACCTTGCCGAGGGCGTGGCGGACGCGGCGGATGGCGTCGCGGTCGGAGCTGGAGAGCCCGCAGTCCTCGGCGTCGACCGCCTCGAACAGGCCCGGGACCTTCACGTCCACTCGCTCGCTGCGGCCGTCGGTGAGCCTCACCTCGTGGGTGACGTGCCCGCCCGTGAGCCGGACTCGGCCGTCGTCCGCCGTGAAGGCGCCGTAGCCGGCCTCTTCGATGGTCTGCGTCTCGACCCGGGCGCCGCCGCCGGCCATCTCGGCCACGGAGGTGACGGCGTCGTCGAGCTTGGCCCCCATGGAGGCGAGCTCCTTGCGGACCTCGACGATGAAGTCCTGCGGGCTGTCGGGGATGCTGTCCTCGGGCATTGGGCCCTCCTGTTTCATTGTTGAAACGGTATGCGTCTCAGGATGAAACGTCAACCCCACCACGCGGTGAGCGGGTCAACGTCGTTGGAGGTGGACCCGGTGGACCACCAGTCGGAGAGGGTCTGGGGTGGCGCAGCGGTCTCCTCCTCGCCCTCGGTGAAGCTCTCGTCGGCCGCGGTGGGCTCGGCGCCCTCGCCCGGGGCCTCTTCGATGGACTCGGTGCCGCCGCCGTCGTCGGTGAGCTCGGTTCCGCTGTCCAGGGAGGTTTCGGCGTCAGCCTCCTCGGCCGGCTCCCCGTCCTCCTCGACCCGCTCGCCCTCGAGCATGGCGCGGACCTGGGCCTCAGCCTCCTCCGCTTCGAGGTCGTGGTGCTCCTGGAGGTGTGCCGCCATGAGCTGAGCCGCGACGGACTCGACGGTCTCGACCTCCTCCTCGTCCAGCTCCAGCGCGGCGTCGCGCTCGATGGGGGGCGGCTCCCCCTCGGCCAGGGCGTAGGTGATCATGGACTCGCCGTCGGCCCCAATGGTCACCAGCGAGGCCTCGTAGACCTCGATGGGATGTTCCTCGGTGCCCTCGATGAGCCAGACGGCTCCGGACTCCTTGGCGGGGTCGCTGTCCGGAAGGTCGGCCACCCAGTACCAGCGGCCGCGGAACCCGATGGAGACGCCCCACAGGAGCTTCTCGTCCACCAGTCCCCGGTACCGCGTGACGTTCGGCTCCACCTCGGCGGAGGCCCAACGGAATCCCTCGGCCACTACCTGGTTGCCGTCGACCCGAGCGCCCGTCCAGGCCCCGACGATGACCCGGCGGTTGTGGTCGCCGAGCATGATGAGCTCGCCCGCGACGTTGGGGTTCTGGCGGATGCGGATGACGCCCCGCAGCAGCATCTCGCCGCCGTAGGCCTTCCCGCTGTTCAGGACGTGCAGCTCACCGGCTTCGCTCTGGACCCGCTGGGCCTCAGACAGCGCGCAGCCGGCCGCGAGCTCCCCGTGCTTCCTCGTCTCGGTCCGCATGGGCGGCCTCCGTTTCGGTGTCGACGCTGGCCAGCCGCATCGCCTCAGCGAGCGGGACTCCTGCGCCCGTGTAGGTCTTGACCACTTCGGCCCGCTTGGCCTCGAGGCCCAGGCGAGCGAGCTCCGCGGCCTGCTCTTCCGCCTCCAGCTCCCCGGACCAGTCGGACCGGATGTGGAGGCCGGCGTCCATCTCCCCTGGTCGCGCCAGCAGGCGGACCAGGGACTCGTGCTGGCGCCAGACCAGGTCGGACAGGGCCCGCATCATGCGGCGCTCCTTCCGCTGCTGGACCTCGCTCGCCGAGTCGTTGGTGACGCTCTCGTCCCAGGTCACCGGCGCGATGCCGAGGGCGACCATGACGGCTCGCTTCACCTCGTGCTGCCGGTCCTTGACGAGGTCCGGCTCCTTGCTCTCGGGGAGCCCGGAGACCTCGACGCCCTTGAGAGCGAGCGTGTACCCGGTGCGCTCTCGGATGGTGTTCATCATCGAAGCGGTGCGCCCGGCCTTGGCGACGTCGCTGGTGTCCTGGAACTTGATCGCAAGGTTGCCCGCGCTGCCGCGGGGGCGGGCCTCCTGGAACCCCTGGTCCTTCGCGTAGCCCCTGAGCTCGCTGATGAGCGGGTACAGAGGCGAGATGCCGCGGAACCGCTCCGGGCCCCCGAAGGCTGGGGACAGCGCGCAGAAGACCATCCGTGAGCGAGGCACCAGGTACCGGCCGGACGGGAGCGAGATGCGAAAGTCGAGCAGCTCGGTCTCGTCGCCGCTCACCCGGGGGTTGGCATCCTCCGGATCGTGGGGGATGAGGGTGCCGACCTGCGGCAGCGTCGCGGAGGGCCGGCCGAACACCTCGGCGAAGAGCTCCCCGGTGACGAGCAGGTTGATGACCTGCCGCTCGACGTACTGCCTCAGCGTGTAGCCCCGGACCTGGTTGCTCAGGAACCACGCCAGGGGATGGGCCTTGCCCAGGTCGGCGGGCTTCCCGTCCTCGTCGGGAATGCAGACCTGCACGGGCCGCGCGGCGATCTCCTGCGCGATCTCGCGGATGCCCGCCATCGCCCACGGGTTGGCCGTGACGAGGTTCCGCATCGCCGTCGCGTCGACCGTGGCGTCCGTCTCGCGGGGGCTGATGAAGCCCGCCCCAGTCGACTCCGCGCCTCGGGGGGCCGGGAGCATGGGGACGTGCGCCTTCCCGCCGAACAGGCGCCGGAGGTACTCGACCACGCGGGAGACCGAGGAGACCTGGGCGAGGGCCATCACGCCCCCCCGTGGTCGCCGAAGCAGGGGCGTTCCCAGGTGTCGCCCTCGCTCGTGACGCCCGTCTTCCGCCATGCACCGCCGCGCAGGCAGCCCGGAGGCAGCCCGTGGTCAGCGTCAGGCTTGCCGCCCGCGGGCAGCACCAGCCGCTGGTGGGCGACGGCAGTACCGCCCGGGGGGCGGAAGGGGTCAGGGTGGGACGCGCGCATGAGCTAACGTTTCACGTTGAAACCATCCCGTCAAGGTGGATGGTTCAGTGGTGAAACATCATGGGGAACCGAACGCCTTGAGGAAGTCGTCCATGTCGTCGGCGTCGAGGCCCCCGTGGTCCCTGTCGTACAGCACGATGCCGAAGGCCAGGTACCGGAGGCAGTCCCAGGCGTGGTCGTCGCCCTTCACCTCCATCTCGCCCTTCCTCTTCTCGTTCCAGACGAGGTTCTCGACCTCGCGGATGGTGTTCACGCAGCAGTCGTGGATGACGATGTGCGGCTTGCCCTCGACGTCCAGCTGCATCCGCTCGTCCAGCGCGTCGAACGAGGCCCGCCGGTCCTTGCGCGCGGTCTCCGATGGGATGCCGAACTCGTCTTCGAGCGTCTCGCGGGCGTCGCGGCCCTCTGGGTCGGCCCACCTGCGCTCCGGCTCCCGCTCGCGGCGGCCGGACCCACCGCACGTCTCGCAGTCGGAGCTCGCGAAGAGCCAGGCCCGCCACTCGTCTGAGCCGAAGTCCGAGGGCATGCAGTCCGGGCAGCCCTCCGCCGCCCAGATGGTCCGCGCGTGGTCCCGAAGGCGTGTGTCCTTCTGGTAGTGCTCGCGGAAGACGTGGAGGACGTCGTCGGGAGCCCGGGCCGCCCAGAGGTGGACGAACGGGTCCCGGGCGCCGAAGTCGATGGCGTCGAACCGCGCCCACTCGTCGGGCACCTCGAACGCCGGCACGACGTGGACGTCTCGGAGGAAGTCGGGGTGGACGGAGCCCTCGAGGGCGGCGATCACGCCCCTCCGCCGGGCCTCCCGGATGCGCTCGCCGTACCGGGCGAGCCGCTTCACCACGCTGTGCCGAGGGACGTGCGGGTTGTCGAGCGCGTCGAGGTTGCGGCTCAGCACGTCAGGCCGGGGCTTCCGCAGGTGCTGCTCGAGCAGCGGCGTCCAGCCCTTCAGCGGCGTCATCGAGAAGACCATGTAGCCGTCGAAGTCGGTCAGGCGGGCGTCCAGCTCCTCGATGATGCCGAGCGCATCGGAGCCGTCCGGCTCCTCGTCCAGCCACACGACCCGGGCAGCCGCCCCCTGCATCGCCCGGCGGCCCTGGTCCACGCTCTTGCAGACCAGCGTGGCGCCGTTGGGCGCCGTCGCCACCGCCTGGCCGTTCCCGCCCCAGTTCCGGTACTCGGTGCCGGCCGGCATGTACCGCTCGATCTTGGGCCGGACGTACTGCGCGCTGTCGTTGCTGGTGAGCGCGACGGCGTACCCGAGCCCCGCCCCCCGCGGGAGCCGCCGCTCGGGGATGCGGTCCATGTCGAAGCCGTTCTCCCGACACCAGGAGATGACGTCGGCATGGTCCCGCCCGAGGATGACGGCGACCGTGAGCTGGGCCGTGCCCTCGCTCTTGCCGGTCCGGTTGCCCCCCAGGACGAAGCACCGGTCGTGCTCCCCGTAGAGGACAGCCTGGATGGCGAGCCGCTGGGACGTCCGGGCCTCGCGGTGCCCGCAGTCGGGGCACTCGTGGACGAGGCCGTCGCCCGTCCACTCCATCTCGGGGCCCTCCCACACCTTCAGGCGCGGGGACCACTCGCCGCAGTCGAGGCATCTCGGCGCCCACAGGGTCGCGAGAGCGAGGGGGTGGGACTGCTGGTGCTGCTTGATGTCCTCGGCGAAGCCCGCCGCCCAGTCGAGGACCTCCCGACCTTCCAGGGTGTCCGCGAAGTCGGGGTCGGCGAGCACGGCGTCCACGGCGCGCCCCACCGCCGCCAGCGCGGCTCGGGTGGTTGCTGCTGCCTCGGACTCGTGGAGCGCTTGGGTCGTGGCCTCGAGGGCGGCCGACAGCTTCAGCGCGGCGCTCATCGCCCCGGCCGGGTCACGTCGCACCGCCCTGGAGCACCTTCAGGCGGGCCCGGGTCGACTTGGCGCGCTCCAGCGGCGTGACGCCCTCGTCGGCGCGGTCGGTGGTGATCTCGACGCGCGCCGTCTTCGGGAAGCCGCCGCGGTCCAGCAGCGGCGTGGAGCCCAGGACGCGGGCCGCGACCAGCGCCTTGTCGAGCACCTTCTCCACGGTGTTCGCGTCTGGGGCTTCCTCGGCGCCCTCTTCCTCCAGCCGCTTCAGCAGCCGCAGCCCGGTCCCGATGACGGACCGCGCGAACAGGGTGGCCTCCCGGTTCCCCATCACCGCCTCTTCGGCTCCCCGGGCCAGGGCCTGCATCGCCTGCTGCCGGGCCTGCTGCTCGAGGTCCGACATCACGGACGCGAAGACGGGGTCCTGCTTCCACCGCGTGATGGTCTTCCGGTCCACCCCGATGAGGCCGGCGATCTCGGCGTGGGTTCGAGACCCGTCCACCAGCATGGCCGCGGCCTGCATCTGATTGGCGGGTAGGCGGGCATCCCCGTCGTCCGCTGGCACCCTCAGCGTGGGGCCTTCTGGGACATCGACCGTCGTCTGGTTCGGGGTGGTCCGGTCCGGTCCACTTCCGGTCCGCTGGTCCGGTCCACCCTGGTCCACCTGCGCCCGCGCCTTCTTGACCGCGCGCGACAGCGTGGTCTTCGGCACCTCGTAGCGCTTGCACGCTGCCCGCTGGGACAGCGTCCCGTCCAGCACGACGCGGACCGCGGCCCGGAGCTTGTCGGGGTCGGCGCTGGTGCGGGGAGGCATGCGGTCTCCAGGGCTACGGCGACTCGCCGGTGACGGTGATGCCCTGGACCTGGCCGTCGAGCGTGACCTCGCAGGCCCACGCGCCGGGCTGGGTGACCTGGACGCACAGCCAGGCGTCCGGGGGGAGGGAGGCGGGGAGCTCGGCGACGGTGCCGCACTCGGGGTCGCGGGAGACCCACGCCTGCAGGCCGTCGCAGACCCAGCCGTCGAGGCTGCCGAGCCCGCCCACCCAGGCGACCTGGGCGACACCCCAGACGGAGCCGGGGCGGAGCTGCAGCGCGGGCTCGGTGGCGCCGGTGCCGGTGTCCGGGAGCTCACCGGTGTCGGTGCCGGTGCCGGTGTCCGCCGTGGTGACGTCGTCGCCCGTGTCGAGGGCAGGACCGGGGTCCCAGGTGTCGGGGGCGCCAGGGAGGCTGTCATCGTCCTTGCTCGAGGTATCCCCCGAGGCCTGCGAGGCTGAGCGGCAGCCGGACACCGCGAAGATGACGACGAGGAGGGCAGACACGAGGCAGGGTGGGTTCACGAGACACCAGGGAGGCAGGCTTCAAGGTAGCACGGTGGGTGCTACAATGAAACGTCACGCGCCGTTCTGGCACACGCTCGCGGCTCAGTGTGAAACGAGCGGTTTCGTGGGCTTAGGGGGCGTCACGCGTCGGGCGGCTTGACGTCGGCGGGTAGAATCCTCTCCTCTTCCCACGTCGATGAGCACGCTGAGGCGAGGGTCGATGCGGGCCCTCTGCACGAGCCTGTCTCGCGCGGTACGCTGGGAACGTGACGCACAAGTCGCCAGCCACCCGCCACGCCGTCATCCTCCACCTTGATGGTGAGGGGATCGAGCCACTCACCGTGGACTCCGTCGCCACGCTGGACGTCATGGCGGGCATGCTTGAGGTCATGCGGGCCTACGGCCACGACGACGGGCAGACGCTGGAGTTCACCGGACTGGAGGTCATCGACAAGTGCGCCCAGATCACGGCTTGGGCGACGGGTGCGACGCTCGACCAGGTCGCGGCGCTCACCGCTCGTTCCGCCCGGGCGATCACCAATCGCTCCACTACAGCCCCCCGGGGTGCAACCAAGGCCGTTGAACGTGCGCGAGCCGGTCTCGTTGCGCTCGATCTTCCGCCTGGCGGCGCGAAGGTGCAGTGTGCCGGTCGGGACTTGCAACTGGACCTTGAGGAGCCCACGGAGTCGCCCCCCAGGGAGTCCATGGAGTCGCTCAGGGTCCGTGTGCTGCGGGTCGGCGGAAGGGAGCCTCGGGTCGCTGTGGAGGACGTCATACTGCGCGAGCGTTTCACGCTCAGGACCACTGAGGCCAAGGCGCGCCAGGCCGCTGAGAACCTATACCAGGACGTTCAGGTCGACGTGCACATCTCCCGGGACGCTGACGGAAACGTCGTCAAAGACGGGCGGCTGCTCAGCGTGCGAGAGGTTGCCCCACTGGGCAGCGCCATCGAGACCTGGCGGGCCTGGGTCCGAGGGCTTGACGTGGATCCGGCGGACATCGAAGCGGAGCGCGCCGCGACGGATGAGCCGGGCGCGAAGCCGGACCTGCTGGACGCTGTGCTTGGAGACGGACCGTGAGCGATACGAGATTTTCGGAGTACCTCGACGCCCAGATCGACGTTGCAAAGCTGAAGGACGCGGGCCCCTTGCTGCTTGATACTGGCGTGCTGCTGCGGGCGCTGGATGAGGTGCGGCCGGACCCGCGAACACCTCTCTGCCGTGAGTTGCTGGAGAAGGCAATCTTGAATGGCGTGCTGGTGTTGGTCGCGTCCCCTACGATTGCGGAGGTACTCCGCAACCGGCGCCAAACGCCGCCCCAGGGGGAGGACCCGCTCACCCGGGGCATCGTGACCGTTGCGCTCGACCGGGAGGCCGCCACGTTCTGTGGTGAGCACTTCAGGATGACGCGAATCAATGACGCTGAGATTGCCCTAAGGACAGGCCAGAAGGGGTTCTACAAGTACGACGCGTTGATCATCTCCTGCGCGGCCCGCTGGCAAGCGAAGACCGTCGTCACCCTCGACCAGAAGATGAGGGACCGCTTGGGCTGGGACGATGACCTTTGACATCGTCGAGCCGACCGCCTTGGCAGCGAAGTGCATGCAGCGTGGCCTGTTCCCGCCCGGCCTCGCGCCGTCGGCCCCCGTTGATGCAGAGGCAGCGGCGTCGACGCAGGCGGCAGGGACCTGAGGCGCTATTCGGGGGCACCCCGACGGGCTCGACCCCACGCCCCCAACCGCAGCCGCCCCGGCAGATACAGCGGGTGGCTCGGATGCCCCGCCTCTCACCTGCGCCGCGCTCCCCCCAGCGCCAGCCCCCGCACCCAAGCCCTCCACACCCGCCGCGTAGCCATCACGTCGATGTCGGGAGCATCGCCCCGCCGGCAGCGTCCGTAGACGTCCCAGCGGACGAGCGTGGCGGGGTTCGGCGGGCCGGGCGGTCGGGCCAGCGTGCAGTAGTCGCGGCAGAGGGTCACCTCGAGGTCGGTCGCGCCGCCGTTGGCCATGACGGGGGCGGGTCCGCGGGCGCGCTGCTGCTGGAAGAGTGGGCTCTGCGTCACGCTGCCTCCTTCTCGACCCTCACCACCCGCCGCACCGCCCCCGCCTCGACCGGGACCTCGGCCCCATGCCACAGCACCCAGAGCTGCCCGCCCCATCGGGACGCGAGGACCGGCGTGCCCGGCTCGAGCTGCGTCCCGCGCACGGTGACGGGGCGGATGACGCGGGCGGGGGCGTGGAGGACGGCCTTCACCGCCGACCCTGCCCAGTCATGCGCTCGGTGAGCCCGGCCACCATCCCATCGACCGTGTCGATCTGCCGGGTCCGCCGCACGTCCGCCAGGCGCGTGACGTTGCCGTCTTCGCGTGCCGCGATCTGCTGCTGGCGCATGGCCCGGTAGGCGTTGCGGAAGCTGGCCCGAAGCGCCGCCTCGGTGTCCGTCGAGAGCGTGCGGTCGCCGAGGTTGAGGATGGCCTTCGGCCCACCGATGGAGTCCATGGCGCGAGCGAGCGCCTTCGAGCGGGGGAGCTCGTCCGCTGCCCACGGTGGGGGCTCGCCAGGGCGCCCGGCGCTGCCGTAGAGCACCACGATGGCGTTGCGACGAGTCCAGGCCAGGCACTCGCCCCAGGCCACGTCGGCGTCGTCGACCGCCGCAGCCCGTTCGCCGGGGACGCGGGCGATGATCTGGCCGGGCTGGGGGTACCACTGGCAGACCTTCGGGTCCCGCAGGTACGCCGCCGTCGCCGCGGCGAGCTGCCCGTCGTCGATGTCGCGGAGCAGCGAGTGCCAGATGGTGATGAGCTGGACCTTGGCCCGGGCTCGGCCGTCTCCGCTAAGCGACTCGGGCGCGCCCTTCCGGGGGTGCAGCAGCCCGGTCATGCTCAGCGTCGCGAGGAACTCCTTGATCGCGCTCTCGGTGGCCATGGTCGTCTCCGTGGTGGTCGTAGGGCAGGGGGGCGTCGAGGCCGAGCGACTCGGTGGTGAGCCAGTCCTCGGCGGTGGGGGCGGTGGGGCGGCGGCTGGGGCCGGCTCGGGGGCGAGGAGCACCGCGGGGCTCGCCGGCCTCCCGCCAGCGCAGGGCTTCGACCAGGCGGTCGTCCCATCGGTCCTGGACCATCAGCGTGGTGACCCGCCGTCGGCGGTCCGTGCCCGCGTCCCAGCCCTCGGCCCGGATGTCCCGAGCGAACATCGGGTGCGGGCAGCTCCGGGCGGCCCTCGCGACGAGGCAAGCGTGGCGGACGAACTCGGCCATGTCGGGCCAGTCCAGCGCTCGGAGGAGGCTCAGGATGGGCTTCGCGGCAGCCTTCGACTGCGAGGGCTTGATGTCCCGCCCGTCGCCCTCGATGTCCAGCGCCCTGCAGGGCCGGCCGGAGATCTCGGCGAGCACCCGGAGCACTCCATCGCCGACCTCGCGGCGGGCCTGGCCCCCGGTCTGACTGGGGACCCACTTCGGGATGGGAGACGGGGACCCGACCCCGGCAGGGGGAGGGGGGTTCTCTCTGGAGTCTGAGGTCTGGGGTCTGGAAGAAGAGCGCGCGCGATGGGCGTTCCCGCCTGCGTTCCGGCCTGCGTTCCGCGCATCATCATCGGGAACGCTGGGAACGTCGTCCTGCTCCTGGCCTTGGTCGAGCACGGGAGCGTTCCCACCTGCGTTCCCGCCTGCGTTCCGCGCTCCTGTCTCCGGAACGCTGGCACCGTCGAGCGCGACCCACTCCTTCCAGCGGAGAACCCGCAGCACCCGCGGGGTCCGGGGCGTGCCCTCCCGCTCGACCTGGATCAGTCCCTCCGCGACCATCGCCTTCACGATGGCCTCGACCCGGCGACCGGACGCGCCCCCAAACCTCGCGCGCAGCATCCGCGACGACGCCTTGAACGGCCCGAAGCGCTGCTCGTCCGCGAGCTCGTACAGCCCGAACACGATGCACCGGTCCTGCCAGTCAGCGGCAAGGTCGAGCGCGGCCTCGGGGACCTGGAGGAAGCCACTCACGCAGCACGCTCCAGCCGCCGCACCCCGACGAACGCCACGACGTCGCCGCCCTGGCGCACGACGAGCACGTCCTGATGGTGCCCGGTGTCCTCGGTGACGAGCACGCCGAGTCCTGCGTCCTTGCAGGCGCTCACGGCCGCCAGGAGCCATCGGGGAGCGCTGTAGATGCACTTGTCGGCGTCGGCGAAGACGGCCTCCGAGTCGTGTCGCACGGGCCCCGCAGCAACGGTCCGGACCGACCGCCAGCGCCGGGGCGCCTCGAGGGGCTCCGGGTCCTCCACGGGCGTGGTGAGCAGGTCTCGCACGGTCGCCCATGTCGCCGCACAGCAGCAGGCGATCAGGCCCGGCGGGCGGACACCCAGGTCGACGCGCACGCCGCCGTGCGGGCCCAGGAGCCAGTCGCCCTTGAGGCCGGTGCCGGTTGTGGGGATGGGAGCGTTCACGGGGTGAGCCCCCACCACAGCGCGAACGCCACCGCGACGAGCAGCAGCCCGCCGAGGTCCCGCGCGCCCGCCACCCATGGCTGCGACTCGTAGATGGTCGGCTCGGGCCGGACGTGAGCCGGGTACAGCTCCTCGTCCGTCCAGTCGTGGTGCATGTCCTCGTTCACGCGGCCTCCTGCGCTGGCAGGACCGCCAGCAGCGTCGTGTGCAAGGCGGGGCGGGGGCGGATCTCCACCCCCACCACCTGCTCGCCCTGTCGACCGCGGGCCTGGACGTACTCCCAGGAGATGCGGTCGGTCTTGTCGTCGATGCCGAGCCAGCGGCACAGCTCGTCCCGCATCGCTTTGAAGGCGCCGGGGAGGTTGTCGGAGTCCAGGCGGCCCGCCGACGTGCGCGTGAAGCGGACGACCAGGGGCAGCGCCGGCTTGCGGTGGCGGGCCAGGTAGACGGCGATGGCGGCCTTCTCGTCCCGGACGCGGGCGGTCCGAGCGCGGAAGTGCTCGCGCTTGTTCAGCGGCGAGACCGTCTTGCACGGGAAGCGGAACGAGATCACGCCGCCCCCTTCGGCCCGACGTTGCCGAGCTCCATCCGGTCCTCGAGGACCACCTTCTGGCAGACCTCACACCGCTTCCGGGTGACTCTGAACGTCCGGCCGCCGAGCGTCTCGGTGGCCTTCTCGGTCGTCGTCGAGCGACCGCACAGGTGCAACTTCGGAGCGGGCATGGAGGCCTCCTTCGGCGGGATGGGGATGGGCGGCAGGTCGGCGACGAGGCACCGAAGCCCGGCCGGCTCGATGAGGTCCTGGCCGGCGAGCCACGCGAGGGGCGCGCCAGCGGGGACGGGGCGGCGCTCGGCGACGGCGCGCAGCGTTTCCAGGGCGCGTTCGTGGTCTCCGTGCGAATCGTCGAGAGCGGGCGGCAGGACGCCGGACAGGCGTGCCTCAACGGAGCCCCGCCAGAGGGCGCCGGCGTACCCGTGCTGCTCGATGAGCTCGGCGACGCCCTCCGCCAGGCGGGGGGCGGCCGCGGAGACCCAGCCCTTGCGCACGAGCTGGTCGAGGGCGTTCTGCACCCGACCCGTCTCGGCCTTGAGGGCCCGCTCCTGACGGCCGTGCCACATCTGGCGCTCTGCGGCGTTCCCGAAGGGCTTGCTCCTGCGCTGCCGCGGCGTGATGGCCCGGGCGAGCTCGCGGACGGTCTGCGGACCGTGCTGCTCGAGCAGGACCAGCACCTTGCGGGCGCGGGTTCCAGGCCGGGGGCGCCGGCGGGTGGTGGCAGGGGCGCCCATCAGCAGCTGCCCAGGCCGAGGGCGATGAAGCCCAGCGTGAAGACGGCGGAGACGAGGCGCCACCCGTCGCGAGACGACTCGACGCTGCTGAGGCGGGCGGAGAGGTGGTCCTCGGCCTCGTCGTACGTGTCGACGAGGTCGAGCAGGATGTGACGCCGGCCGAGGGCGCTCCCGAAGATGCGCTCGGCCTCGGTGAGGTCCGCCTCCAGCTCCTCGACGCGGCGGGCGAGGTGGTCCCGCTCGTCTTCGACGCGCGCGAGCTCGGCGGCGACGGTCTCGCGGTATGGCGGCCGGGTGGTCGGGATGGCGGGGGCGGTCAAGACGCCACCCGCAGTTCGCGAGCCTTCGAGGCGAGCGCGGCCTCGAGGTCCTGGGCCTCCTGGATCAGCGCGCGGATGTCGGGGAGCATCCCCTTGGCCTCGCCGGGGCTCACGTCGTGGCCGCCGTCGCTGTCGGGGTCCTGGGCCTCGGCGATGCGGCCGACCACGTACGCGAGGCGCTTCCGGATGTCGGAGACCTCGCGGTCGACGTCGTCAGGGCTGCGCACGTCGCGGTCGACCCGCAAGCCGGTGACCTCGCAGGCGTCCGCCAGGATGCCGGGACCCAGCCACTTGGCCAGGTGGAACGCAGCGTCCATCGGCATCGGGCTCTGGACGTTCAGCCACCGAGAGACCATCGAGCGGTCGACGCCGAGGCGGGTGGCGACCCGATTCTGCGTCATGCCAGGCACGTCCATGACCGCGAGCATCACGGCTCGCTGCATGGGGCCATTGATGGGGGTGTACTTGGGCATCTCACGCCCTCCGGTGTGGGGTGTGCGAGACCGCGGCTCTACGGTGAGAGCGACGGAGGAAGAAGTGCCCGCCGACCGACCCACGGGCCCCAACAGGAGACGTGCGAGCGGCCGTTGCGAGGCGGCGGCGGGCAGGGAAGGGGGCGTCTCCCCGGGAGCTCAGCGGAAGGGCGCGGTGGGCGCTGGGCGAGCTCGGCGGGGCCGTAGGGGTGGCGGCGGGGAGACGGGGGGCGGGGGTGGTACGGTTCGCGGCCTGCAGGGAGGGCGCGATGGGGGACGACGCGGAGAAGACGGCGTTCGCGTGGAAGCTGGGCCTCGGGGTCGTGGGCGTCGGGGTGCTGGTTTGGGGCGGCACGATGTGGTCAGAGCAGCGGGAGGCGGCGAAGTGGGCCGCGATGGAGGCTCGAACCGAGGCGCACCTGCGGGAGAGCGACGCCCAAATTGCGGAATCGCGCGCGAAGCTCTGTGCGTTGAACGGCGACGAGGAAGCGTGCGCCGAGTGGGAAGCCTTCAAGGAGGCCCGGCCAGAGGATGCGGCAGCTATCGAGCGGAAGCTGGCGGCGGACTGACCCATCTACGCGGCCTTCGCGACCACGACCTCGATGTAGAGGTCGGCGAGCTCGGCGACGGCGCGGGTCTGGTCGGAGGCGAGAGCGAGGACTGCGGCGAGGGCTCGCAGGGTGGGGCCGTCGGGGGCTCGGAGCCCCGCCAGGTAGTTGCTCACCGCCTGCCGGGTCATCTGCACGCCGTAGGCCTCCATGCCCTCGGCGATGGCCGTGGGCCCCAGCCCGCGGGCGTCAGCGGCCATCCGAAGGATGACGCCGATGCTGCGCCGGCGGCGTTGCTTGTGGTCCGTGCTCATGGGTCGCTCTCTGTGACACATTCTGTGTACTACGTGTGAGCGTGGAGCGCAAATTCCTGTGTATCGATTCTTCGGGACGCGGTGGTAGATCGCTCTACATGCGGTACTCGGACATCCATACGACACTGGTCGAAGCTCGGCGCTCCGCCGGCCTCTCCTCGACCGAGGTGGCGAAGCGGCAGGACATCAGCCGCCAGTTCTTCTCGAACCGAGAGGCAGGGCGTAGTCGTGCCGACGTGGACCAGCTCAAGGAGTGGGCCCAGGCCCTCGGGCTCGATCTGGTGGTGGACCTGATTCCCGCCGGAGGCCGCTCCAACGTGGTGGAGCTTTCCAACAATGCGGCTGCCCTCGCGGAAGATGATCGCGCAACGGTGGCTGCTCTTGCCCGCGTCCTACGCGAGGCGGACCCGAAGACGGCGCGCCTCGTTCGCAGGTACATCCAGAGTGTCGCGGAGGAGCTTCAGGAGGAGCGCCGCGGTCGCTCTATCGGCTGACCTTCGTCGTCCAGGAGCGTGACGAGAGCACGGAGCTGCCTCGTGGGCGCCCGCGTGACGAGCTTCATCGCGTGAAGCCGGAGGTCCGTGTCCCGCTCCTCCTCAATGCTGGGAGGCGCGCACACTTCTGTGTCGCGCGCCGCTGGTGATCTGGGGAACGGGATGACGTGACCGTCGTCCTGCATGTGCATCTCCACAAGTTGTACATTTATTGTGGCGGTGGCCGAATCAGTAGAGTACACAAGATGTGTCGCTGCTGGAGTCAACGCAATGCCCTCGCCGCACAGTCACCGTACCCCCCGCCCCACCCTGACCGCCGGTCAGGATATGCCCGTCGAACCCACCCCGCTCGCCCTGCTCCCGCTGGAGCACGTCGACATCGTGGTGACGGACGATTGCGACGGCTACGGCTTCTACGTGGCGAGCCCGTGCGATGCGATTCGCAGCACGGGTGCTGCTTGGGTGTTCAGTATCGATGGCGACACCGACACGCTCACCCACGCCGACCTCGACGCCCTCCGCGACGCCGCCCTCCAGGGCTTCCGCGATGACGCTGACGTCGTGACGCTCGGCTCGCCCTTCTGCTCGCTGCACGCCGAGCTCATCCGGGGCGATGCCCCCGCCCCTTGGGTCGCTCCGGCGACCGCCACCGCTTCCGCTGCCTGAGCAGCGGGATGGAGACCTCCATGCTCACGATCGACGCCCTGGCGGGCCACACGGCGCGCCTCCACGCCGCCCTCGACTTCCTCCTGGAGCGCGGCGCCCACGTCGTCTCCGGCGAGTTCACGGCGGACGACTGCGCCCTGGTGCTCGACGGCAGCGACGACGACTCGGGGCTGCTCCGTCGCCTGGGCGGGACCTGGTCCGTGCTCGACAAGGGCCACGACGAGGGCGCCCGCGACTGGACCTGGGCGCTCATGTCCGCCGACTTCGGTGGGGTCCGGGTCACGCTGACGACTCGGGACCTGGGCCTCATCGCGCTGGCCCCTCCGAAGGGCGAGACGTTCCGCGTCGAGACGTTCGAGGGCCTGCGGGCCGCGGCATGACCTGCACCATCCAGCACTACCCGGACCGGGAGGCTTGGCTCGAAGGCCGCAAGGCCGGCGCCGAGCACTGCATCGGCGGTTCGGACGTCGCGCCCATCCTTGGGCGGTCCGGCTTCCGCGGACCCTGGGGCGTCTGGGCGTCAGCGCAGCCCGGGTACGTCCGGGAGCCCGAGCCGGAGTCGAGCGACATCCGCCAGCGCGGGCACATCGTCGAGCCGCACCTGCTGCGGTGGTGGCGGGACGCGTCGGGCATGAAGGTCCAGTCTGGCCTGATGGTCGCCGAGCACCGCGAGCTCCCGTGGGCCCGCTACAGCCCGGACGGCATCGTCATGGGCCCCTACGACAATGTCGAGGTCGGGGGCGAGGCGAAGACCTACAGCTGGAAGGACAAGGCCCGGTGGGGCGACCCGTTGCCCTCGACCGCGGCGCGCCCGCTGCCAGAGGCGGAACACGTCGACTACGTCGTGCAGGCTCGGAGCCTGATTCGTGCCGCCCGCGAGGGGCTGCTGCCGGAGGACTACCTCTACCAGCTGTGCTGGGGGCTCTTCGTCCTCGACACCAGCGTCTTCGACATCATGGCCGTTCGTTGTTCCTACCAGCCGGCGCCCTGGATCATCTCCGCCGGCGGTCGCACGACCCGGGACGCGTGGATCATCGAGCAGAGCCGGCCGACGTGCCTTCGGGTGGTCCGCGAGGGTGACCCCGACGACGCCGCCGTTCGGTGGGTCGTCGAGCAGGTGGCGGAGCGTCGTGAGCGCTTCCTGGTCCGCGGCGAGGAGCCGGACCCGGATGGCAGCGACGAGTGCATCGCCCGGATGCTGAGCCAGTCCCGCCCCGGCGAGCGCGTCGGGACCGACGAAGAGCTTGGCGCCGCGTTCGCGTACGAGGAGGCTCGGCAGGCCCGCCTCGCTGCAGAGAAGACCGAGAAGGCCGCCAAGGGGCGCGCGCTGTCCGCCTTCCGTGGCGTCGACACGCTGACCAGCGAGAGCGGCCACCGCCGGGCCTGGGTCACCACCGCGAAGAACGGGCGGAAGACGTTCAACGTCCGCCCCCCGAAGAACCACCAGCAGGCCGCCAAGTAGCGGCAGGAGCAGAGCATGACGACCGCACTCACCCCACAGCTGCAGCAGGCAGCGATGCAGGAGTTCACCGGCGACAAGGGCGGGCTCACGAAGTTCCTCTCGGCGCTTGAGGGCGCCGTCGCAGACGTCGCGAACCAGCACGCCAGCCCGACGCGCATCGCTCGGCTCTTCATCGCGGAGGCCGGCAAGAACCCGCTGCTGCTGGAGACCATGACGACGTCGGAGGGACGCCGCAGCGTCGCGCAGTTCTTCATGCTCGCCGCCCAGCTCGGCCTCGAGCCCGGGAGCGCCCAGGGGCTCATGTACGCCACCCCGCGGCGAGAGAACATTGCGAAGCGGGGCGAGTCGCGGCGCTACGCGTGGACCATTCTCCCGGTCGTCGGCTACCGGGGCCTGGCGGAGCTCGCGAGGCGCAGTGGCGAGCTGGCCCGCCTGAATGCGGGCGTCTTCAGCGCGTGGGACCTGGAGAACGGGTCCGTCGAGGCGAGCATGGAGCCCCCGGTGCTCGTCCACAGGTGGGCGCCAGGCGCCCCCGCCGTCAACGCCAAGAACCTCGCGGGCGCCTACGCCGTGGCCGAGCTGAAGGATGGGTCCCGCGTCCAGGTCATCCTGACTCGCGAGGAGATCGACGCCACCCGCAAGCGCTCCCCGACCGGCGACAAGAGCTTCTCGCCCTGGAGCTCGGACTACCCTGCGATGGCCCGGAAGACGGCGCTCCGGCGCCTGTTGAACGGCGGCCTGGTCCCGCTCTCGCTGGAGTCGCGCGAGGCCCTTGCGGTGGCAGACTCGGCAGACCCCTCGGCGGCCCCCGTGGCCGGCCTGCCCGTCGACAGAGTCGCGCTGCGTCCCGAGGGCGGCGCCCCGGCCCTGCCCGATTTCGGCAGCGAGCCCGATGCCCCCACCCTCGACCGCGCCCCTGTCCTCGCGGCCATCGCAAAGGCCGAGGAGGCCAACCCCGAGGCTCTCGACCGAGCGTACGGCGACCTGGAGCTCGACGGGAAGGTCGGCGACCTGTCCGACGACGACCTCGCGCGGCTGGCTGGGCACCTGGGCGTTGCCACCTAGCGCCCGGCCCGGCCCGTCCTGCCCCGTACTGGCTCGCCGGACGGGGCCTCGGTGGTGCACCCCCTGCGTCTGGAGTCCCGCGATGACCCCATCCCTCACCACCTCCGCCCTGCTCCTGATCCACGCCCTCGACGGCGCGACCACCCAGGATCTGCTCGGCCCCCTCGGCGTCAGCGCCATCCGTGCACGCCGGGCGGCCCTCAACCTCCGGCGGCGTGGCCTCGTCGAGGCGGTCGGCCTCATCCCGACGGGCCGGGCGCCCACGATGCGCCTCCGCCCGAACGAGCAGCGCGTGCTCGACCTGGTGCTTCGCCGACGCGAGGACGGTGCACCCACCCGCCGACTCGAGGTGCAGACCGCGCTCTCGATGACGGAAAGCACTGCCCGAAACGTCATCGCCACGCTCCGCGCCTGTCTCGCGCTCCACCCAGCGGACGTGCTCGTGCTGACCCCGGCCGGGGCGGCGCTGGCGGCTTCGCTCGCAGCTGAGGGTCCTGGACAGCGCGGCGTGCTCGAGGTGGTGGTGAGCTTCCCCGGGATGACGCTCTCGGAGGTCGCGGCCGAGCTCCATCTTCCCGTGGGTGCGGCCGAGCAGCACGTCGAGACACTTCGTCGTCGCCTGCTGGTCGCGCCGGACGTGCTGGAGCCGGTGAACACCTCGCCCCGTCGGTGGCCGCGCCTCTCGGGGCCGTCCACGGTGGCCATGCTGTCGATCTGCCGCGCCTGGGAGGCCGGTGGGCCGCTGAGTGCCGTCGGGCTGGGCGAGCGCCTCGTGTGGGACGCCGACACGGTCCGCTACTCCCTGGTCGAGCTCCGGCGGGCAGGCGCCCTCAAGCCGGGGGTGCTCGTGCCTACGTCCTCGGGCGTGCGCGTCGCGAACATCGCCGTCCCGCATCGGACGGCCGCATGACCCGCCCCGTCATCATCTGCGAGGACTCGCCGTCGCTCGCCCGCGTCCTCTGCCGCAAGGTCGGCGTCTGGACGAGCTCCCGCCCCATGAAGCTGACCGCGGGCGACCCGGACCTGGTGCGGCGGTGGGCCATCGCGGCCATCCGTGAGCACCGCCCCCGGCTCGTCGTCACCGATGGATTGGAGGGCAGCGCTCACGAGATCGCCGAGGCGTGCGCGTCCATGGGCGTGCACTGCATCGTCTTCACCGGCGACCCCGACCGCTACGCGTGGTGCGAGGCGGCGGTCATCTCGAAGCCCGAGTGGGGCGAGCTGGAGGCCGCGGTGCGCGGGGCTCTGGCGCTGGAGGCTGCGTGAGCATCAACGTGACTGTGCCGGGGGACATCCCGGGTTTGTTGCGGCGGGGGTCGCCTGTCCGGATGACTCCCCCGTCGCGGGAAGGCGTGGTGGCCCGTGCTGGGCCGCTTGGCGCGGTCGTCACAGACATCCGCGGCGAGAACTGGCGACACGACTCCCCGAAGTCTTGGGGGCTGGGCCTGCTCGACCTTGACCTCAGCGACGCAACGGGACGCCTGCACGCCCTGCACTGGCTCGCGACGCGCAGCGTGTTCGATGTCAACGACATTGCGGACGACCTGACCGGCCCCATCGTGGACGCGGTCTACTGGACGTGGGCAGGCTGGGAGGATGACACGGGGGCGCCCCTCGGCTGGGAGCTGAACCTCTGGAGCGCCCGGTACTTCTTCCTGAGCGACGACCTCTTCGCGGACCTGAACCACCGGGACGTCGAGACGCTGCCGGACGGGTCGCGGGTGGTGGACGCCGAGGCCCTGCGCCGCATCGTTCTCCACACCGCTGGCCGGGAGGTGCCCCATGGCTGACCTCGGACTCCTCATGGCCGACCCGCTCGCCCAGGCGTGCGCGGAGGGGCGCAAGACGGTGACGCGGCGGCCGATGTCGCCGCAGCCCGCTCTCCCGTTCTCGTCGTCGGTCGCCAAGATCGAGCGAGGGGGCCACCCGTTTTCCCCCAGTTCGTTCAAGGGCACTCCCGCCGAGGGGCGCATTGCTGGGGAGGACCGCGATGCGTGGCTCTGCCTCGACTGGTGCGGGAACATCATCGGCACCGTCGAGCTGGGCGACATGCCTCCCCGCATCCCCGGCGCCGGCATCGCGACCGTGGGCCAGCGGGTGTGGGTGCGGGAGTGCTGGACGCAGTTTGCGCCTCGCCCAGACCCGTCCGATGACGGACTGAATGACCGCAGCGTCATCGACTACCGCGCCGACTTCGCGCCCGAGGACCTGGGCCCGGTGCTCGACGAGTACGGGGACCCGCTGCCGCGCATCCGCTGGAGTCCGTCGGTCCACATGCCGAAGTGGGCCGCCCGCACCTGGGGCACGCTCACCAGCGTCACCCCCTGCGACCTCTCGGACATCGACGACGCCGAGGCGCAGCGCGAGGGCTTCGACACCGCCGCGGAGTTCCTCGCCGTGGTCGCGAAGCTGTACCCGGGCGTGCGGTGGTTCTGGCGGCTGGAGATCGAGTGGGACGGGGGTGCCCGATGACCCCCTGCTCCATCCACAACTGCCCCCACCCCGGCCGCCTCACGGTCCACGTCCGCCGCCCTGGCTGGACCGTCCCCGAGTCTCGGCCGGTTTGCCGGAAGCACCACGCCGAGGTCGAGCGGGCCCGCATGGCTGACGGTGCCGCTTGCGCCGTCCCTGGGTGCCCTCACCAGAAGCTCGCGCGGCACCTGTGTGCCGACCACATCGACGCCGCGCATCGTGCCGGGGCCCTCGGGCTGCTCGGGTGGTGGCCGACCTCGGAGCGGGTGCCCCGCGAGGGCGAGGTGCAGCGCCTCGTCGACCTCATCGCCAAGACCCATGGGAGGGCCGCATGACACGCCATCGCCCAGAGGGCTCCGTCCGCTTGCGCGTGCTCCCTATCGAACTGAAGACCGCCAACGCGGTCGTGGGTGCGCTCCACCGCCACCATGCCCCAGTGCTCAATCACCGGTTCTCCGTCGCCGCGGTCGGTCCCACTGGCATGATCCGGGGCGTCGCCATCGTCGGGCGTCCCGTTGCGCGGGCCGTGCCGAAGCTTGAGGTACTCGAGGTCCTTCGAGTTGCGACCGACGGGACCCCGAACGCCTGCTCTGCACTGCTTGGAGCTGCGGCAAAGGTCGGACGAGCGCTCGGCTATGTCCGCATCCAGACGTACACGCTCACGACAGAGTCGGGCGCGTCGCTTCGTGGTGCTGGGTGGGTTCCCGCCGCTTTGGTCGACGGCCGCGCTTGGCGGCGGGCTGACGGTGCCGCCCGCAACAACACGCATCCACTGAGCGACAAGGTGCGGTGGGAGCGGGAGTTGAATCCTCCGCGTGGGCGCGTGGTCGAACCCCCGACCCTGCGAGAGGACTGTCCGCAGGCCCAACTGTTCGGCAAGTCGAACAAGACGCCGAAGGAGGCAGCATGACGCCCCCGCGCCCCCGCACGACCATCACCGCCGACTTCTCGCTGGACCACGCCCACCGCTACCGCCTGGAGTGCCGGTGGGGCCCCGGTCCCGCGTTGCCGTGGGCGATGTGCAACCCGTCGCTGGCGGGCTCCGAGGCCTACCGCGACAACCTCGACCCGACGCTCCGGCGCTGCCGCAGCTTCACCGAGGCGCACGGGCTCCAGGCGTTCGTCGTCGTCAACGTCTTCTCGGTCATCGACCCGAACCCGTCTGTGCTGCGCGGCGAGACCCCCGATGCCCCGACCGAGGACGAGCTCGACGCCATCCGCTGGGCGGTGGACCTCTCGACGGCGCCGGACTGCCCCGGCCTCGTCTGCGCCTGGGGCGCCCATCCTCGCGCGACCGCTCGCGCCGCCGTGCTCCTCCCCGAGCTGCAGCGGGCCCAGCTGCTCTGCCTTCGGACCACGAAGGCGGGCCACCCGTCGCACCCCCTCTACCTGCCGAGCCGTCTCAGGCTCTCGGAGTGGACGCCATGACCCTGCTCCTGCCGATGGCGCTTCCGCCCGCCCCGAAGGCCCACCCGGACGTCGCGTACACGGACCCGGCGGTCGCGCGGGCCCACGTCGAGTACCTCGGGCGCCGCTACTGCCTCGGGTCCGACCCGCTGGTGATGTGGGAGCCGTTCGCCGGGGCCGGGGCGTACATGGACGCGTGGCAGCACTGCCGGCACTGGGACAAGGTCGTCGCGGGAGAGCTCGACCCGGGGGCGCCCACGGTGCGGTCGGGCCGGGTCCCCCGGCGGGATGCCTTCGACGGGCCACCCGGCGGCGTGGCGGACTGGATCGTCACGAACGGCCCCTTCTCCATCTTCGACGAGGTGTTGCCCGTGCTCCTCGAGCACGCCCGCGTCGGCGTCTCGCTCCTGATGGTCGGCCAGTCGCTCGCCCCGGCCGGGAACCGCAACGACAGGACCGCCCGTGACCGGATGTGGACCGAGACCCCGCCGGACGAACTGTGCTGGCTGACGCCGCGAATGGGCTTCGATCGGACGGGCAAGCCGAAAGGGACGGACATGCGCGAGTACGCGATCGTGACCTGGCTTCGACGCGCTGGGAAGTGGCGCGGCCGGATGCGGTTGGCGCGGCTCAACTGGCGGACGGGTCAGACTTGGGGGCGGGGATGATCGTCTACGAATCGAAGGTCAACACCATCCACCGAGCCGACGCGCGACAGGTCGCGGCCGAGCAGGCGGCGGGCTCGTTCAGTCTCGCCATCCTCGATGGGGCCTACGGCCTCGGCAAGTCGAAGGTGTGGGACGGCGTCAAGGTGCGCGACCTCCCCGAGTGGTACGCGCCCCACCTCGACGACGTGGGCCGGCTCTGCGCCCCGTCCGCGTCGCTCTACGTCTGGAACACGATCGAAGGGTGGGCGACGTTGCACCCGGGCATCGTGGGGCGGGGGTGGGTGTTCCGGTCGCTGGTGACGTGGGACAAGGGCGTCGGGTTCATGGCCGGCAAGTGCGACGTGAAGGGTCTGCGGTCTTGGTACGACGTGACCGAGGTGTGCGGCTTCTACCAGCGCGAGGCGTGGGCGCCGTCGACGTGTGCGGGGCAGGAGATCGCATACGCCGCCGGGGCCGATGATCGCAACATGGCGCGCGCCTTCCTGATCGCAGAGTGGGAGGGAGCAGGGCTCAAGCGCCGAGAGGCTGATACCGCGTGCGGCGTCAAGTGTCAGGCGTCGCGGCACTACTTCCCGGCCGACCAGTGGTGGCTACCGACGTGGGAGGCGTACCAGCAGCTCGCGACCTACGCCGCAGAGCATGGGGCGCCCCGAGACCGCCCCTACCTCGTCCACCCGTCCGTGTGGCCGGCTGGCGGGCTCCGCGCCTCCTACGACCACCTCCGCGCCGAGTACGACCACCTCCGCGCCGAGTACGACCACCTCCGCGCCGAGTACGAGGCCAGCCGGCCGGCGTTCACCGCCCCGCTCGGGGTGTCGAATGTCTGGAGGCACGGCCAGGTCACGGGGGCCGAGCGCCTGCGCGGGGACGACGGCGCGACTCTCCACGCATGTCAAAAGCCCCTTGCTTTCTCCGACCGCATCATCCGAGCGAGCAGCCGGCCCGGTGAGAGGTGTTGGACTCCCTTCGGAGGCACATGCCGCGAGGCCGTAGCCGCCGAGTGGATGGCCCGAGCAGAACCCGACGAGGCGCGGCAGGTCGTGACCTGTGAGATCGACCAAGACGGCCGGGACTACCTCGGCGCGGTCGTTCGGCAACTCCGAGGCGAGGACGTGCGCAAGCGGGACCCGCGGCAGACGGGCCTATTCGGGGGTGGCTCGTGATCCGCGTCATCGTCTGCGCCGCCCCGCACTTCACGAACCAGCGCACGGTGGACGACGCCCTCGACGCGGTCCTCCACAAGCACGGCCCGTTCGTCCTGGTCGGCAAGCTCCCCGCGGGAGACGTGGTGCCCGGGCCGTGGAGGTCGCAGTATGGCGAGAAGTAACCACCGGGGGTAAGTGGAGTGCATGACGACGGACGCCAAGCCGACGACCGGCCGCCCGCTGCGGGGCAAGCGCCCCCGCGTGCGTATGGAGGCGTGGGTCGACCCGGAGACCCGGGAGGCGGTGGACGGCGACAAGAAGGGGGGCGAGAGGACCCGCGGCGACGTGCTCAACAGGTGGGCACGGGAGCGCCAGAAGGGCGAGGGCTGAGGCCGGATTCTGTGCAGAACTGGCACAACAAGGTGGCACAAGTGGCGAGAAAGCCGACCAGCGCGCGAGTGCAGAACATCACGCCGGTGTGCGGTCGCTGTAGCGACCCGCACCAGCAGGGCGTTCTCGAATACTGTGCCACCTCGGAACGCCGCTGTGGGCCTGGATCTGCCGCAGAAGTGGCACAGCAAGTGGCACAGCCTGAGCCACCGGCTCGGCGCCTCGGCGCGCCCCGCCGCCGAGCTGCGCCGCCGCCGAGGTGGGGCTGGGGCCGGCGCGCACACGAACTCGACATGGCGCACGCGGCAGGTGCCGCGGTGCCGGAAGCACAAGGGCCGTGGCCCCGAGGAGGATGGACGTGGCTGACACCACCCAGACCGAGACCCAGCGCATCACCGACCTGATCGCGCTCCATCGCCGCACCGCCCAGGCCGCGGAGAACGGGGGCAACACGAAGCAGGCGCACGACGACCTGCGGCACGCCACGACGCTGGAGCGGTTCGCGCTGCCGCTGGCGGAGAGGCTGGACCGGACCGAAAGGGAGCGCGACCGCCTCGCCCTCATCCTCCGGCGCGCGGTCGACCTCTGGCGCGAGCACATGGACACCGACGCGGCGTGTCGGTTCGACCATCACGGGGGATGCCAAGCGCACGGCTACCTGCGGCTCGATCCCGGTGAGCGGTGCCCGGTCGGTGCCGTGCTGGAAGAGGCCCGCGCCGCGCTGGAGGCCCCCCATGGCTGAGCCCTTCCGCACCGTGGTCCTCGAGTCCCCCTACGCCGGCGACATCGACCGCAACGCCCGCTACCTCCGCGCCTGCATGGCGGACTGCCTGCGCCGCGGTGAGGCCCCGTTCGCCTCGCACGGCCTCTACACCCAGCCCGGGGTCCTGCGGGACGACGTGCCCGAGGAGCGCGCCCGCGGCATCGCTGCCGGGTTCGCCATCGGCGCCAAGATGGACGCGCGGGTCTTCTACGCCGACCTCGGCTTCAGCTCCGGGATGATGGCCGGCATGCGAGAGGCTGAGCGCCTGGGCCAGCCGGTGGAGGAGCGGCGGCTGGGTGGGGAGTGGGCGAAGCCCGCGCGCCCGCCGGAGGTGCTGTTCTACGGCGTCTGGCCGGGCACGGGCGCCGGGCACTTCCTGCGGGGCCGCTTCGGGGGCGACCGATTCGACGTCGAACGCACCCTGGCTCTCCATCTCCACGAGGTGCGTCCGGGCGCTGGCGGCCTGTACCCCTGGACCAGGGAGTACAGGAAGCGCGACCGCCACGGCCCGCAGGTCGAGGGCCGCGCCTGGCACTGGGCCGGCGAGGACCACCGCGGCCAGCCCATGACGCTGCTGACGCTGTGGGACCGCAGCGAGGACCGGCGAGGCAACTGCTGCTCGTCGTTCGTGGTCATGGCTGCGGTGACGCCTGAGGAGGCCATGCGGGCCGCCCGTGTAGCGTTCCCGGCCGTGTTCGAGCGCATCGAGGCGCATCTGGGGCGGGCGGTGGTGCTCGCTGGGGAGGTGGCTGATGTCTGAGACGAAGCCCCGAGGGCGCACCCCGCTGGAGCAGCTCGGCGACATCCTGGGTGAGGCAGGGGTGACCGTCACGTTCGGCCTCTCCGCACAGGGTCACGTCCCGACCATCGAGCGCATGCTCGCGGACGGCGAGGGCTGGCCTGCCATCGGCAGAGCCATCGGCTGGTGCCCCGACACCGCGAAGAGGCACTGGCAGTGGCACACAGCGGCCGCCAAGGGGGCCCGAGATGCCTGATCGCATCCTCGTCACCGTCGCCCTGACGCCCCGGCAGCGCGTCTACCTGGCGCACGCCGAGCGGCTGACCGTGGATATCACGGACGTGCCGGAGGTGGTGCGGCTTCGCGAGGCCCTGCCTTCGGTCTCGGAGTCGGCCGTCAACACGGGCGTGGTGGCGGGCCGGAGGGAGACCCAACGAGACGCGGCCCGGCAGGAGTGCTCCCGGTTGCGGGGCTTGGTCGTCGACCTCTGGGCCGAGCTCACCGACTACGCGGGATCCGCGCTGGCGCTCCGACGCATCACGGCCGACCAGCAGCGGGCGTTCACGCAGGCGCTTGGGGTGGTGGAGCGGCAGCGGGACACCGCGCTGCGGGAGCGCGGCGAGGCCTGTCTTCCGGCGGGGAAGGCCGCGATGGAGGCTACCGACAACGCGATCCGCGTCGAGCGGGTCGCGGCAGGGCGGGATGAAGCCGTCGCACGCGCGCGGGTCATGCACCGGCGCGCCCAGGCGGCCGAGGGGGAGTCGCTTCGTCTGCAGCACGAGCTGACCGAGACGAAGGAACGGCTGGAGGGCGAGTTCAAGTTCGGTGGCGTGGCCATCAAGGAGCGGGACGAGGCGCGGAAGGAGCGCGACCGACTCCGCGATGTGGTGGAGCACCATGCTGTGCGCGATGACGAGTTGACGTTCCGTGTGGGGCTGACGCAGTCCGCGGGCGACCTGATGGCGTGCGTCGTCACGGGTCCCACAGACCGCGAGCAGGACATCGTGAAGGCGGCGGCCTCCCTCATGGAAGCCTGGGACATCCTCCGGTTCCAGCGGGAGATCGAGGGGCTGGTCGCGGACGGAGACAGGCTTGCGGCCGAGCGAGACGACTTGCGGTCCGAGAACGTGCGCCTCCGCACCTTCATCGCCGACATGGACGCCATCCAGTACCGCACCGACGACGCCTTCTGTCAGTTCTGCTACGGCAAGGCGTACCACCCGGACCCCAACTTCGGACCCGACGTGGCGGAGTGGCGCGCGGCGTTCCCTCACGAGGACGACTGCACCTGGGTCGGGGCGCGTGCCGCCCTGCACGCCGCGGAGTCGACCCCATGACCCGCGACATCATCCTTGCTGTCGACGACCAGCCCGAGCGGTACGCCCACCTGGCCCAGCGCCTCGCACCCCATGGCCTCGTTGTCGCCGTCGTCTGCGACCCCGGCGCCGCGGAGATCCTGCTGGACTCCGGCCGGGTCTGCTGCGCGTTCCTCGACCACGACATGCCCGGATGGAACGGCCAGCACTACGCGCGGGAGGTCTTCGGGCCACGGGGGTGTCCGGTCGCCATCTCCAGCGCGAACCGCGCCGGCTCGAGGGCCATCGCAGAGATCCTCCGCGATTTCGCCGTGCCCTTCTCGACCATGTCGATCCTCGACGCGGCCCCCGAGGAGCGGTGGCTTGGGTTCGTCCTCGACTGGCGAGGGCGGCGGGCTGGCGGACCTTCACAGGCAGCACATGGGAGCAGCGATGCACAGTGACAAGATCGACAAGGTTCGGAGCGACGTGTTCATCCACGCGATGGGCGGAGTGGACGGGATGGAGTGTGCCTTGCGGCTGCTCCCCGCGCTGCCCCGCGGCTCCGTGGTGCCGGCCCCGCCAGACGAGGCCCCAAGCGCGGCCCTGGCCATGGTCTCCGGTCCGAAGGGGCGCTTCTCCTGGCTCTCCGACGACGGGAAGCGGTGGCTCCCGGCGATCGGCGGGTATGGCTGGCTGGAGTTGCTGTACGACGTCATTCACGACCACGACCCCATCATCCGGGGGGACTTCGAGAACCACTACACGGTGACCGTGGGGGCGATCGATGACGACGACGACGACCTGACCATGGACTTTCACGGGGTCCCGCTGGAGCTGGCCATGGTCCGCGCTGCGGCCCACATCCTCCTCGACGAGCCGGCCGGAACCGTTGTTGCGTTCAGCCAGACGCGACACGGCCTGGTGGCTCCCAGGTCCAGCATCGCAGCTCTCTGCGGTGATGGCTGGCGAGTTGAGGTGCAGGAGCAGTCGGATGGCGCATGGCTCGTGCGCAACCTCAAGCACGGGGATGACCCCATCGAGGCTGGCGGCCTCACGGTCGAGGACGCCGTCGACGCGGTCGCGGAACTGCGCAAGGAGCGGGCAGGATGAGCGACACCATCAACCGCGCCCGGCTCATCCCTGCCGCCAAAGCGCGAGCCCTGCGTGAGGCGTCCGAGGCTGACGACTCCAGGCCGTGGACCGTCGAGGAGCACGGCGGCCGATGGGAGGTCCGGATGGGCCTCGCTATCGTCGCCGAATGCGGGCGCGAGGCTGACGCGCGGCTCGTCGCGGAGGCTGGGAACCTGGCCTACACGGTGGAGGCCATCAGGGAGGCCGAGGGCGTGGATGCTGAGCACGCTATCGTCGGCTCGCTGATTGAGGGGCTGCAAGAGGGCGGCAATCGCGTCGAGATGCTTCTCCAGTCCGATGGGACCTGGCTCGTCATGGCCTTCCGCCGGAAGGCCGACGTGAAGGCTGCGGCCGACTCGTCGCTGGTGGTCGCGCTGCGGCAGGTCAGCCGACTGGTTCTCGGGTTCCGGGCGACCAATGACTGACCCCGAGAACGAGACCCGCAAGGAAGTCGACGCGCTGTGCGCCGCCGGCCACACCCGGCACTGCGCATCCGGCATCGTCTGGGGCGGTCGCGCCTGTGGGTGCCCCGGAGATGGCACGGGCTCACCGCATCACACCATGAACCCGCCACCGGGTGGATGGCCGAAGCGCAAGCCGGTGGAGGTCCCGTTCCCCGCGGGTCGCGCCCTCCGGAAACTGCGGCGGGAGCTCAAGGTGTCGGCTCGGCGGGCGGCGGACATGCTGGAGATCAGCATCATCGAGTATTCCGCGCTGGAGGCAGGGAACTGGGTGGTGCGGGACGGTGGATCGTGACTCGCCCCACCGCCTTCGTCCAGTGCGGACCCCGCGACGGCTTCGACGGCGCCTGGCGCCCCGGCATCGACTACGACACGGCCGCCGTCGCCCAGGGCTACGCTGACCGAGGGTGGGAGCTCCGCCCGCTTCGCACGGCCGCCGCGTCGGGCCCTGTCGGCGCCGTGCTGCCGGGGATGCCATCGGGCATCATCCCGCCCGAGGCCGCCGCGCAGCTCACGCCGCGCACGCCGGTCATTGGGGGCCTCCGCGCCGTGTACGACGCCCTGCGCGTCCTGGGGCGCCCGCAGACGCCGGGGGCGACCTACCCGCAGCCCCTGCGCCGGTTCATGGTCGGGGCGCCGCGGTCTGCGACGCTGGAGGAGGCATTCTGGCTCGTTTCGCAGGCCCCGCGCTTCGTGAAGCCTCAGGGTGACGCGAAACTCTTCACCGGGTTCCTGGCCGCCGATGCCGACGCCCTCTGGTCGATGACGGCGCACCTGCTGGAGACGACCCGGGTGTGGGTGGTGCGCCCGGCCCGCTTCGTGTCCGAGTTCCGCTGCGTGATCCTCGACGGCAAGGTGCAGCACGTGGGCCCGTACAAGGGCGACCCGCTGGTGCCGTGGCAGCCCGACGGCATCCGCGAGATGATCGCTGCGTGGCCGGACGCGCCCCGGGCCTGGACGCTGGACGTGGGCGTGCTCGAGGACGGACGGCAGGTGCTCGTCGAGGTCAACGGCGGTATCGCCTACGGGCTGTACGGGACGGGGCCCTACTTCAGCAGCCTGGTGCACATGGCGGCGTGGGAGGATCTGTGTGGCCTGGAGCCCGGCGCGCTGCAGAGAGA